CTTGTGGCAGGTACCGAGCGTCTCTGCCCCCTTGAAACGGGGGAACAGCCAGCGCTCGATGTCGGTGGTGTTGGCCTCCTCCCACTCACCGTTGCCGCCATTGCTATCGATGAGGGCGAAGGCGTCCTCGATGTCAGCGCCGGTCGTGCTGCTCGTGGGGGTGGGACCGAATGGTGTGGTCGGCATGACCTCTCACTTTCTGCACCGTTTCTGGAAACGTGTGCTGTGTTGGATACCCACAGTGTAACACATCATGGGTCAGGTGATGATGAGCCGGGTGACTCACACAGTGCTAGGCCTAGCACTCGGGGGGTAGTGCTCGGCCTAGCACCATGCGTTACATCCGGGGGTGGTTCAGTAGCCCTCCTCCTTCACTACCTCGGTCGGCTGACCGGGAGTGGTGAGCGGAGTCGGGGTGTTTCCAGAAACCGGCACGGTCCTGCATCGCTTGTGCCCGTTCTCGGTCGACGTGGACTTGCCGTCCGGGCCGTTGATCACGGTGACCAGAGCGTTGCCGACACAGCGCACGGTCTTGGTGCTCTGTGCTCCCTCGGTCTCGATCTCCTCGGGGATCAGGACGAACGTGGACTCACCCTCCGTGGTGCCGGTCGGCGTGACGGTCGGCTCCTCGGCCACAGTCGGCGTCGGCTCCATGGGTACGGTCGGAGGAAGGGTCTTGGTCGGGCTGTCCGTGGGGTCCTCCGTGGGGTCCTCCGTGGGGTCCTCAGTGGGGTCCTCGGTGGGTGCCACACAGTTCGGCGGGACACCCGTCGTACCTTCGGGGCAGACCTCCGACTCAGCCTCGATCAGCGTGATGGTGTAGTGGCTGATGTCCTTACCGGACGGGTGACTGAACGTGATGGACGACACGGGGTCGACGTCCACGTAGTGGGGCCCGTCGCCCTGGTTGGCGCTGCCAGCCTTGACGCAGTACCCCACGATGAGCAGCCCATCGGGCGCGTTGTAGGTGTGCGTCGGGCCGACAGCGTCGAACTGGTGATCGCTCTGCGGCTGACAGACACCGTCGTTGGTGGTCAGGCTGACCGTGGCGTACACCACGGTCGGGCCGACGAGGGCCGTGAGGAAGGCCGCGATGAACGCGACGATCAGGGTCTTCATGGATGTGTCCTTTCGATTGGAGCCGGGCGGCTCAGGCAGAGAGCCCCGGTGCTAGGCGTAGCACGACTTGCACACCTAGCGTACCGGGGCTCTCACCTGTTCAGCCCGGATCAGGCCTTGGCGGGCCGACGAACCGGGACGGCCCGGCGCACCGGCTTGGCGGCGACGGCCTGCTCGACACCCTCGACCGCGCTCTCGACGGTCTCCTCGACCGACGCAGCCTTGACCGGCTTGGCCTTGGTGGTCGGCTTGGCCTTGGTCGCACCGGACTTCGGCGCGGGCTTGGCCTTGGTCGCGGAGGCGGTGGCCTTCTTCACCGTCTTCGGCTTGGCCGGTGCCTTCGGCGCGGGCTTCGGCTTCTTGGCCTGCACCCGAGCGGCGACCTCCGTGGCGATGGCTCGCATGAACGCACGGTGCGCGGCCTCGTTGTCCTTGCCGAGCGAGTCGAGGATGGCGACGACCGCGCCGTCGATGCCCTTGGACAGGAGCAGCAGGGCAGCCGACTCCGGGGTGCCCGCCGTCTTCGGCGCGGTGATGGACTCGACGGCCTTGTCAGCCGCGTCGTCCTCCTCGGCTTGCGCCTTGATCGTCTTGGTCAGGCGGGTCGCCTCGGCGTAGGCCTTGCTCAGGTTCGGGAAGGACGAGAGCACGAGCCCGTTGTTGCGCACGGCCACCGCGACGGTCTTGATCTTCGAGGCGTCGCCCTTGCGGGAGGTCCCGAGGATCGAGAGCACGGTGTTGTAGAACGACTCGCCGCTCACGTCGGTCGAGGACTCGGGCAGCCACTCCTCGATGCCGGTCACGGCACCCGACCAGAGCAGGTTGGATGCCTGCTTGCGGGCCTTGGTCGAGCGGTCGAGCAGGGTGGCGCTCTTGTTGAGGCTGTCCTGCCACGAGCCCTTCTCGAACGTGACGGGGGTGGTCTCGGTGGTGCTGTCGGTGTTCGACATGGTGTGAACCTTTCTTGTTTCCGGAAACCGGGCGGTCCGGTTGTCTCGGGTTGGAGCCGAGTGGCCCAGTGAGGGGCTGGTGCTGGTGATCCAGCGCCAGCCCCTCAAGTGCGACTCGACCTACGGATACCGTATAACACTATGTGGCGCAGCGCAATACCTATCCGTGGTTGGGTTTGAGACGGTCCTTCTCACGAGCGTCGGCGCTCGCCGTGGTGTGGAGTTGAGCGAGCAGGGTGGCCGTCGTCGGCTCAGGTAGCCCTGCGCTATCAGTGCTAGGGCTAGCACCACAGCACCCGTCCTCATCGACATCACCGGACACCGAGACAGCGTCGGTGCCTGTGCCGTGCCAGTGCACGGCTCAGTCCTCTATGTAGTGGAGAGTCGCGCAGGACAGGGAGCAGAAGTTCACCGACGGCCCCTTGTGCTCGTGGACGGTGACGTAGGGGTCCTTCGTGGGCCTGAACCCCCGCTGGCACTCCGCGCAGATCATCGTGCACTCTCACGTGGGATCAGGTACAGGTTGCCCTGATGCTTGGTCGTGGTCAGGCTGAACTTCTGCTCGACCACGTGCCAGCCTCGGCCCTCGGTGTACCACGCGATCGGCGTGGCGTAGGACCAGACGACGTAGGTGATACCGCCGCAGTCCTGTCGGAATCTGTCCTCGTCGGGACCTCGCAACCGGCCCGAGTCCCAGTAGCCGAGCCCGCCATCGGGCAGCACCCGACCGGACAGGGAACCGCTGGTCGTGAACGCCTTGCGGTCGCGGATGTGCTCGGCGGTGCGGATGCTTCGGGTGGTGAGGCGGGGGATCGTGGTAGTCATGGCTCAGAACTCCTTCGTGTAGGTCATGGTCACAGCGAGCGTGTCGTAGCGCACGGACTCGGGCAGGTGCTCCATCGTGTCCTGCTCAACGGCAGCGGTAGCCAGTGCGGCCACGGCCACGGCAAGGTTGGCCCCCCGGTACATCCTGATCGCAACGGGAGGGTTGCTCAGGTCGCGAGACTGGATCGTCTGCGTCACGGTGTAGATCATGCTTGTCCTTCTTCCTATCGGATGGTCGATCATGTGCTCAGCGGGGAACTCGGTTTCCGGAAACATCTCCACGAGCACGGCATCGGCGTTGTCCTCGCCGTACCACTCCTCGCACACGTCGTCGGCGGGAATCCAGTTGTTCTCGGTGTCCGGCAGGGCGTAGTCCCGGTACTCCTCGACCTCGCAGCGGTAGATGTCACCGTTCCACACGGCCTCAATCTCCCGTCGCCAGTCACCAGACGGGTCGCCGTCCCACGACAGCACGTAGAAGTCGGTGCCCCGGTCGAGCGAGACATGGATGAAGTCCGCATCAGGGTTCTCCGTGAGCCGGACGGCCAGCCGCTTCATCGCACCCTCGGAACCGGGCAGGTTGTCCTGCTCCGTGGAGTAGGCCACGGTGGCACGGCGTCCGTCCTCCTCGTCGCACCAGTCAGCGGAGCGGAGTCCTCGGAAGCCCTCGTCGTAGAAGGCGACGATGTCGGTGCCGTCCCAGTAGTAGCCCCACGAGTCGGAGTTGCCGACGTTATACATCCGGCCTCGGGTGATGATGGTGTGCCCGTTCACGTCGGTCACGGTGCTGTAGCGCCAGTCGTTCATGGCTGTACCTATCTTCCTGTTGGAGTGGATCGAGACTGTGCAGCCTCACCCGACACACGGTGCTGTACCTACACGTGCTAGGGGCTAGCACCATGTGACGGAGCGGAGCACAGGGTCAGCGTGCGTACCAGAACACGGTCTTGCAGATCCGGTTCGGCAGTCGGTCCCAGCGGGCACAGGCCCGGTAGTTCGGGTAGCGCCACGCCGAGCCGTCGTTCAGTTCGAAGTAGTGGCGCGAGTGGAAGCGGTCGGAGGGGATCGGCTCGGCGTACGTCACCTGTAGACCGTGGATCACCTCGCGGTCGGGGCCCTCGATCAGTCCAGCGTCGGCCCTCTCGGACACGGCCAGCATCCCGAGCGTGACGATGAACAGGATCAGGAACGCGATGAGCGGGTGGAGGTGGTTCTTCTGCATGGGGGTTCTCCCTGAGGTTTCTGGAAACGGTTGGAATGGAGCCGGATGACTCACACGGTGCTAGGTCTAGCACGCAGCACTGGACCTAGCACCATGCGTTACATCCGGGGGTCAGTCGAAGTTCTCGACCTGCGTGACGTCAAGCCACCAGTCAGCGTTGGCGTGGGTGCCATCGCGTCCTCGGGTGTCGGCCCGGAGCGTCATCCGGTAGCCGACAGCACCGGGTGAGGTGATGCCGTACTTGGCCGAGTCCCCGACGTGGGTGCCCGACGTGCGGACCACGAAGTCGAACGTCATCTCACCCTTGACGTTCTCGCGGAGCCACGTGCTGTCGTGGAACAGGTCGGAGTGGTACTCCTTGACCACGGGCAGGGACAGTTCGACCATGACGCCGAACGTCCGGGCGAGGATTGCCGTGCTCAGGTCCTCGAACGTGCCCCAGCCGACGAGGCGGTGCTTGGTGGTGTTGGACATGGGTCTCTCGCTATCTGGTGCTAGTGCTAGCACCTGTTGGATGGGTGGAGCAGGGTCAGTTCAGGTCGAGCAGGGAGATCGCGTCGGGGTGCATGAGGTACATCTCCATGCACGCCAGCCCGATCACACACAGGATGTAGACGAACAGGTTGACCAGCATCTTGTGCCGGATCTTCATGTCATGCCTTTCTCTCGGGTGCCGGGTGAGCCAGCAGCCACGTCGTCAGATCGTTGGTGGGCTCTCGGGTGCTAGGCGTAGCACCGAACAGAACCACCCGGAGCACGCGGGTCAGCATGGCGACACCGAGGAGCAGCCAGCCCACTCGATCATGCTGAGCACGATGAGCGCCCAGACAGCGAGGCAGAACAGGATGGCGAGGAGCCAGAACAGTCGCGGGCTCATCGGCGTGCCTTCTCGGACGGCCCGCCGCAACCTACGCAGCGGTCTCCCGGTGAGCCGGACCAGCCCTTGACGCGACAGCCCTTGCTCGGGCACGTGAGCAGGATCGGCCTGACCACGTGCCGAGCCTCGATCGTGTAGTCCTCGGGGTCATGCCGGGGGCACGCTTCCTCGACGCACATCTGGTCATGGCTGAAGCGCGTGTCGGTGCAACGGGCCAGTGGCGCACTGTCAATGCGTCGTGGTGCACGGTGCTGTGGTGTGCGGTTCATCTACTTCACGGTCCTCTCAGGTTGTCTACTGGGTTTCTGGAAACCTCTACCGGTTGGTCGAGGGTCGATCGGAGTACGGCCTGCAACGGGGGCACCGGCAGTACGGGCCGTTGTGCTTCACGTTATCCAGCACGGTGCTATCACCTAGCACCGGAGGCATGGGCCTCTCGTCAAGGGGCCGCTCACCGAACGCGAGCATGAACAGGTACGCGCTCACGTCGTCGGCCCACTCCTGCACCTCCGAGGCGGTGATCTTCCTGCTCATGACTTCTGCCCCCTCTCGTCGCGCTTGATGATCAGGTGCCGCAGGTATCCCGCGATTCGCTTCCCGCCGTCCGGTCCTTTCGCGACAGCCTCGGCGTCGAGCCGGTCCCACACCTCGACCGGCAGGCTGATGGTGAGTTTGCGCTGCGCGGTGCGGGGGCCTCCGTTGCGCTTGGCCCGAGAGGCGGCATCGCAGGCACGGCAGAGGTTCGAGTTCGCGCGGGTCGGCTCCTTGTCCTTGCCGCACTTCTTGCATGTTGTCATGCGGGTGGTTCCCTTCCTGTTGTGGTGCTAGGGCTAGCACTGTGACACAGCATACACGGGGCAGACCTGTGCGCACGGTGTTCGGCATACAAGCATGTGCTAGACTGTCTTACGCCAGTTCACCCCGACAGGGCATGAACGTGAGCCACGCTTCCCAGTGGAGTCGGCGGGGAGCCCGTAGCCCTTGCGGAGGGGGGTCCTCGCCCGAACGCAACGTTGGGGAAGCCGGGCGACAAACGTCCGACTAGCCGGGACGGTCATGTCTCAAGCAATCTGATCAGGTGCTACGGCTAGCACTGGTGGATCGGAGTCTTGACAGATAGGTGTAGCCTCGGGTCGCAAAGAGCCAGCGAAGCGGTGAGCGAATCAGACCCGCACTGGTGGAGCGGAGTCCCGGAGCACTGACCGAATCAACTGCCTTGGGCTCGACCCCCCTCTACTGACTCCTGTTTCTGGAAACCACCGCAAGCCGTGACACGCCATAGACGTACGGCTTGAACGGCATCGCGTATCGGCCCTCTTGTGTCACAGTCACCCGTAGGGATTGCTGGACGGTAGGTGTGTACGCCGCCGATCCGGTGCTCATCGGGACAGATCCCGCGCTCATCGCTGTGATCCCACCGTCTGGTCCCACTTCGGGTCGGTGAAGAAGTACGGGCTAGCCGCCCACGCCGACACCCTGCCGGTGCTGTCGCGCTGCATGGACGTGAGCGGTGCCGCAGTCGTACGCCGGACCGGACCGGTTGTGATCTGTGCCGTGTGAGGACGGAGCATCGGCACGTCGTTCGGCGTGCTACGGCTAGCACGGGCGGCAATGACGGAGCGGTTGTGAGACTTCCGCATCAGAGCACACCACCGATCGACAGGGCGATGATGGTTCCGTAGATGCCGGACAGAATCCCGATGACCAGACCGATCAGCAGGGCGAGGGTCTCGTCGCTCATCGTCCCCACCCGTTGCCCGAGTGGTAGCGCTCGGCGGAAGTCTGGTGCGGGATGCTGTCGGTCGCGTGCCTTGCCATGTTGTCGGCGTAGGCCGGAGCGTCATGCCTTGGGCAGACGCGGGTCTGCGGCTTGCACTCGCAGCCTGCCTGCGATGCCGGGTCGGTGTGCGATGCGTGGATGTGAGTGATGCGCTGGCGCTTGCCCATGACGGAGCCTTCCTGTCGGTTTCTGGAAACGGGGAGCCGGACGGCTCACCATGAGCACCGTGCTAACCACTAGCACGGTGCTCATGAGCGGAGTCCGGATCAGGACAGCAGAGCGTCAACGTGCGACTGAACCGCCTTGAGGATGTCGGCCGCGTTCAACTCGTGGTTGACACCGTTGTCGACAGCCTTGAGGACAGCGGCGAGGTAGTCGACGGTCTTGTCCTCGGACTCCGAGGGATTGGCCCGCTTGACCGCGTTGACCAGACCGATGCGGACCGCGCGAGCCGCCTTCCAATAGGCACGGTGCGAAGCGTCGGCGCCCGGGTCGCGCCCGGTGAGCATGTCGGCGGTCACGGTCTTGCCGGTCGCGGTACCGTCGTTGTTGGCGCCGTCGACCACGATGGCCCGTGCGACCTCCGTCATGCGCTCGGACTCCGTGTCCGGGGTGAGGTTGGCGAACGCGGCGAGCGCGTCATAGGTGGATTCCATGCGACCGCTCTTGCGCTCGTGATTGACGACAGCGACAGACGCGGCGATGTAGTTGAAAGACATGGTGATTCTCCTTATTAGGTGTGGTGCTAGTGGATTAGCACTCAAGTGGTTCGGACCCCGTTGGCCCGAACCACTAGAGCACTAGGCGAGACTGTCACTCTCGCCCGGTCACTCTGCTAGGGATGGCTACCGTTCGCGTACCGGGTCAAGTTCCGCCCGTCCGTTCCGCTATTAGGTTTCCGCCAGATGTTTCACGTTCCCTGCCCTAGCCCTTCCTTGATCCTTGCCTGTCGAGTCACGATGTGCGCCCGTTGCTAGCGGGCGACCGCTCTTACTTTCCGTTGTTCGGGCACGAGAGGAGCGCCCGCCATGGTCTGCCATGGTCTGCACTGTTGAGTTATCACGGCCTAGCGCGGCAGCCCTTGACGCTGCGTCGCTCCGATCCCGCCCGTAGGCGAGGCTTCCCGCGTTGCACGCGGGGTCCGGCTCCTTCCTGTCTGCGACTGGGGGCCGCTCCCGGTGACCCCGCTTGATCCGGGGCCACTGGTGAGAACACTACCCCCCGGTGCCCACTCGCGCCACCCGCGTTCAGGTACATGGAGTAACGAACTCTGGATGACTGCATTGGCCTTGTTTCCAGAAACCAAGGTGTGACACAGTATGGGGTCAAGGTGTGTTACAATTGAGGTGGCACACCACTACTCAGAATTGGGGAGACCCCCACCGTTTCCAGAAACATCTGGACAACAGGCCCCCACAAGCGCACACTGGCTGTATGAGTGACCGGCTGCACGACCACCTGACCCTCGGCTTTCGCCGTGGGTGTGTGGCCTGCGCCCAACTAGAGGCGGACCTCGCGCTGGCGCAGCGGGCAGCGCACGCACATCAGTGACAAACCCCTGCTGTCTAGTTCTTCCGCCCGCATCACGTTGTGGTACCGTATACGTACCGAAAGGGGCGCGAGGCCAGCGCGACAAGTCTGGGTGAGCCAAGGGGTGGGGAAGCCCCGTGAGCCTTGCAATCCCGGCCCCGAGTAGGTTGCTGCGGCTACCCTCCCGACATGCTGTGTTACCGTACACGGCAAGATGAGGAGGTGGGTGATATGTCATGGCCGACAACCAACGACCCACGTACGGAGTTCGTCACGCTGAGGTTCACTGTGAACGAGGCTGCTGACATCGACTGGCTGATCGGTGTGACGAATGCGAAGAACAGGTCCGTGGCGGTGCGTGATGCCGTGGAGCGGGTGATCGCTGCCGAGAAGCGCAGGGCGCGGAAGGCACGCACTGCCGGGGGCTCTGCGCCGAGCGAGGGGCAGCACGACGATGACTAGGGCACTGGCGGGCGCGGTGCTGCTGGTTGGCGCACTGGCGCTGGGACCGGAGCAGACCAGCACCGGCTGGGAGATGCTGGCCGGTGCGATGATCGGGCTGGGTTTCGTGATCCTGCTGATAGGGGTGATCGATGATGACTGAGCAGGCTGTGCCCCGCTGCGGGGTTGAGGGCTGCACCCAGTACCACGGCGGGCCACGCCCGGAGGAGGCTGACGATGACTGAGGGCCACAAGCACAGGCATGTCATGGTCCCGTCGTGGGACGTGTGGTACGTGCGCCTGCTGCGGGTGCAGTTGATCCACAGGCGTGACGTGGAGGCCGTGGACAAGAGTCCTTACCCGTACGGGATGTGCCGCGAGAAGTGCCCTCCGGGGTGTCAGGGCAGGCACGGGCCGTGCTACGCGCTGAGTCCGTTGGGTATCCTGCACAGGTGGACTGGGCTGACGTTGGAGGTCCAGACCGAGGAGACGCTGGACTGCACGTATCTGGACACCGAGGGCTTGGAGGAGTGATGAGCGCCGCAGAGTACGAGGATGAGTGGGACGACGAGGCCCTGCTGCCCGATGACCTGAAGAAGGGTAGGGCTGTGCCGCTTAAGCGGACGGCGAAACAGGAGGCAGCGGCCATCAAGGCGGCTGAGGAGCGCGCTGTCGCGACGGAACTGGCGAAGGCGCAGAGCGCCGCGCAGCAGCAGGCACAGCGCCTCGCGCAGATCGTGAACCTGCACATCGGGGGCTACTCGCTGGCGGACATCGGGGCGTCTATCGGGGCGACCGAGGCCGAGGTCGACCGGATGCTGGCGAACGAGACGCAGAGGTACGTGCGCAACCAGCCCGCCCTGCGAATCTACGTGCGCAACTACATCAGCGGGAAGTACAGCGAACTGCTGGAAGCCGTGTGGGACGGTGCTGTCGATCCGACGCACAAGGAGCAGTTGGAGCGGTTCGACCGGGCGCAGCGTGTGCTGGCGCAGATGGGCAGGCTCCACGGTGCGGAGGCCCCTGTGCAGTCCGAGGTCAAGGTCGAGGCCGCGCCCGAGGCCGTCGAGCGTCTGGTCAAGGCCCTGAGCACCGGGGCCGGGCTGGGCTACGACACCGACATCTTCGACGTGGAGTTCACGGAGGAGATGACCGAGGCTGTGCATGACGCTGTGGACCAGACACACAAGGCTCTAGAGGTTTCTGGAAACCGAGTCGAGGAGAGTGATGGGTATGACGAACTCTGAGGAGAACCGCGTGGTGCTGGGTGGGAGGCGTGCCGGGAAAACGGAGCGCCTTCGCAAGTGGCAGGAGGAGCACCGAGAGTCGACGGGTGAGGTTCTGGGTGTGCTGACCGGACAGGTGCCCATCCACGTCACCCCCTGCTGCCCCGGTGAGGGCACGATGGCGCACGTCCGTGGTTGCGAGAAGCACCCTGAGGCGGGCTCGTCGTGAAGCGCTACACGCTGGTGGTCGAGGTCGAGGATCATGCCGCCGAGGCGTTCGGGCGCGAGATCGAGCGTGGGCTTGGAGAGGATGGCAACCTTGAGATCGATGGCTATGCCTACTACGACCGACTGATCAGTGTCGTGGGCGGACAGGCTCCCCCTGCGTGCCCCAACCACAAGGAGGTTCAGCACCGGGACCGGAAGCCCCCGTGGTGCAACAAGTGCGGCTGGTCGCACGGACAGGCCGCTGTGCCCGCGCGACCGCTAGGCTTCCCGCGTGACTAGTGAGCCCACCCCCGGTTCCAATGTGCCCGACTTCAACAGCCTCTCCGAGAGCGAGCAGCAGGCCGTAGCCCAACGCCTGCTGCGGCTTGAGGAGAGTGGCTGGAAGCCGTTCTGGTGCCCCCGTCCCGACTGCGACGGGATGCCGCACTGGTACGAGGAGGACGACGGGAACGGGCCAGTGAACGTGTTCGTGTCCGAGACCGACACGGTCGGACCCATCGGGCAGCCGCTCGGCCCGGTGCTGGTGGAGACCGAGGACGGGGAACTGGTCGAGCGCGACGACCCCGACATGAACTGGGCCGCTGACCTGCCTGTCGTGGGCCGTGCTGTGCTCGATCCCAACTGGGCACACAACCATGCACGGGTCGACCAGAGGCTCCCCTCGTGGCGGCGTCGATGGATTCTGTTCATCATGTCCGGGCGTGGTGCTGGCAAGACCCGTACCGGCGTCGAGTTCGTGACGCTGAACGCGCGCAAGGGGTTGGACGGGGCGATCCTCGGTCGTCGTGGCACCGAGTTGGTCAACACGCACGTGGCTGAGATCATCGCCAACGCGCACCCCGAGTTCGTGCCGATCCACTGGTCCTCGAAGGACATCCTCGAATGGCCGAACGGCGCGATCACCTACCTGTTCTCCGCTGAGAAGCCCGAGAACATCCGCTCCGTCAACCTGTCGTACGCATGGGTGGACGAGGCCGCGTTCATGGACGAGATCGAGAAGGCGTGGCTGAACCTCACGCTCGCCACCCGTGTGAAGTCGCCGGGCAACCCGATCCACATGCTCATCACGTCGACCCCGACCGGCACCCCGTGGGTCATGAAGATGGAGGACGACCCGGACGTTGAGGTCCGTCGTGTGTCGACCTACGCCAACAAGGCGAACCTCGACTCCGAGTGGCTGTCCGCTCTGAGGAAGGAGCACGAGGGCACCCGCATGGGTCGTCAGGAGATCCACGGCGAGGTACTGCGCGATGTCGAGGGCGCGCTGTGGAACGACTCAATGTTCAAGCACGTGCGTGCCGAGGTCGGTGCGTTCGAGGACCTGATCGACTCCATGGACGAGCGCGTGCTGGCCGTAGACCCTGCGGGCTCGAAGGGCAAGCGCTCGGATGCCACCGGCATCATCGGTGTCGGGGCACAGCACAGTGATGAGGACGGTACCCGGCTGCCCGCCTCGCTGTTCTACGTCATGGCTCGCGCCACCATCAAGGGCTCCCCGACCGAGTGGGCCGAGCGTGTGTTCAAGGCCGCGCGCCTGCTGCGGGTGCACCGGATTGTGGCCGAGAAGAACTTCGGTGGCGACATGGTCAAGCAGGTGCTACAGGACTACGCCGCACTGAACCCGACCACCACGTGCGACGAGGACGGGATGGCGTTCAAGATCGAGGTCGTGCACGCCAGCGCCAACCAGTCCAAGGAGACCCGCGCCGAGCCCGTGGTCGGCCGCTACGAGCAGGGTCGGGTCACGCACGTCACGAGCCCCACCGCCTACGGGGACCTGAGCGAGTTGGAGAAGCAGCAGGTCACGTGGGTGCCCAAGAGCCGTGGCGGGCGCATGGCGAGCCCGAACGACATCGACGCACTGGTGTGGGCCATCCGGGCGTTGGAGACCGCCGTCACGTTCGCCGGTCAGGTGGCGACGCAGGCGGGGGTGCTGAGCAAGTTGAAGAAGACGCAGGCCCCGGTGCAGAAGGCTGCCGCACCCGGTCCTCGTGGACGCAAGGCGACGGCGTTCCCGGTCGCCATGACCAAGCGCCCCGCCGCTCGCGCCACGCCTGCCCGCAAGGACACCCGAGCCCATGTGGTGCGCAAGCGCGCGTCATAGTGTGTTACCGTCACACGGTATGAGCAAGATGAGGCCCAAGCCGTACTGGTGGCAGTGGAAGGTCAGCGAGAGCCCGTGGAACAAGAACGCTCGTCGTATCCAGCGCAAGGGCAACCGTCGAGTCCGTGACCGTCAGGTACAGCGAGAGATCAAGGAGCAGTCATGACCAGCCGAGTAGGGGTGGCTATCTCCACCACAGGTGACGAGCACCGTCTCGGGTTTCTGGAAACCTGCGTCGCCTACTGGGACGCCGCGCTGGGAGCGAGCAGTTCGCTGTTCGTGACCGTGGACGGCTCCGCTGAGGACACCCGGCGCGTGCAGGATGTGGTACGGGACTTCACAGAAAGTGTGTATCAGGTCGGGCAGCCGCACCCAGACTTGATCCATGCACGACCGGCTGGTCCTCGTATGGGTGTGGCCGTGAACAAGAACACCGGCCTCGAACTCTTGATGGACAACACTCAGGTCGAGCACCTGTTCCTGAGCGATGACGACACGTGGCCGCTGTTCCCGCAGAGCCTGAGCAAGCACATTGACTTCGAGTACCCACACTCGATGGTGTGCTGGGGGCAGAGCCGTCTCGACTACACCCAGAGGTCCTACGCGGCGTGGAAGTGGCCCCGAGGTGTACTGCTCTACCAGCACCGTTCCGTCGTGGACAGGGTGGGGGGCATGGACGAACGCTTTGGCCCCGGCGGGCACGAGCACGTGGAGTACAGCCAGCGCATCCACAATGCCGGACTCACTGCTGAGCCCTTCGTCACCCCGGCCTCCTACGCCACCCGTACCGGCAAGGGCGCACGTATGGTGTGGCACGCCGAGGACATGCGCAAGCCGGGGGAGACGTTGGGTCAGCACGCAGAGCGCAAGAGAGCACTGACCAGCATCAGGAAGACCGCCGCAGACCGCCGAAACATGAACGAACTGCTGGACCGACAGGCAGGCAGTGACGCCTTCGTGCCCTACCGAGCGCACGATAATGGCCGGGCATCGGCTACTCTGTGCGAGAACCTGATGAGCCAAGGAGACTGTGCCGTGGAGCCAGCGATGCCGAGGAGCGAGAAGTGAGCACGGAATTCTACTGGGTGGCTGTGGTCCTGACCACGGTCATCAGCGCCTCTCGACTGACCCGGCTGGCGACCGTCGACAAGTTCCCTCCGATCAAGGCCGTTCGGGTCTGGTACGAGGACAAGACCGATGGCTCCGACTGGCAGTGGCTCACCCTGTGCGGCTACTGCTTCTCGTTCTGGGTCACATGGCCGATCGTCATGTGGGGCCTGCTCGCGGGCGTCTACGACAGCACGCCCCCGTCGTGGGGCACACAGGGCAACGAGCCCTTCCTCGCGTGGTGGACCTTCAACGGGATCTTCGCCATGACCTACCTCGCAGGCATCTTCATGGCCTACGACGGCTCTGACGGAGAGGACGACTGATGGCCCGTCCCACGAGGAACCGCGCACCCGCCGCAATGGCTGCCTCCCCGAGCATGGAGGTGGTTTCTGGAAACCCCTCCTCTCGTGGCGCTCCCGCCGCGCTCGCAGGCTCGGCATCCGTGTTCCGGCATGGACGCAAGATCGACACCAAGGACGACCGCCGCACCATCGCCAAGCCGTGGCAGATCGAGGTCTACCGGCACCTGAACATCTGTGGTGAGGCGCGCTACGCCGCCACCCTGTTCGCCAACATGGCGGCTCGCGCCGAACTGGGTATCTCCGAGGGCAACGCACTGGGCCGCAAGGCCGTGTGGGTCGAGAAGGGCCCCGAGGTCGAGGTTCTGTCGGAACTCTGCCCCACGGTGCGTGAGCGCAAGAAACTCATCCGCGACTACATGCTGCACTACGTCACTGCTGGCGAGTGCTACCTGATCGCCCGTGACCGTCGCGACACCGACGTGGACCCCCACAACGCGGCTCCCATCTGGGAGATCGTCGCTGTCACCGAACTGCGCAAGACCGGGGCGGTGGACTCGCAGGGCAACCCCGTGTGGCAGGTGCGGTTCGACAACGAGAACTACATCGACCTCGCCACTGGTGACCCCGTCATCCGGCTGTGGAACCCGGACCCGGACAACCGCCGTGAGGCATGGAGCCCGTACCGCTCGATGCTCCCCACCCTGCGGGAGATCGAGTGGCTGACGCAGCACATCTTCACGCAGGTCCGTAGTCGTCTCATGAGCGCGGGCGTCTGGTTCCTGCCTGAGAACGTGACCTTCCCGCCACCGCCTCCTGACGCCGTTGAGGGTGGGGCCGAGGCCATCGCGGAGATGAACGAGGCCGAGAAGTTCATGATCAGCCTCGCGGCATCCTCGATGAACATGCTCGAAGCCGACGAGGTGTCGTTCCCGACCGTCGTCATGGCCGACGCTGCCGCACTGGCGGCTGTCGATCAGGACAAACTGATCAAGTTCTGGTCCGAGATCGATGACAAGGCGATGCTGCTGCGCTCGGACGGTGTGCGCCGGTTCGCGCTCGGTATGGACCTACCGCCTGAGCAGGTGCTCGGATCGTCTGGACTCGCCGTCACGGGCTCTGGCGGGTCGGCTGGCTCGGTCAACCACTGGGGGGTGTGGGCCAACGAGGAGCAGACCATCTCGAACCACATCGAGCCCGCTCTCGACACACTGGTGGCCGTGCTCACCACGGCTGTAGTGCGTGAGGTGGTCGAGCAGACCACCAAGATGGTCGCCTACGACACCGCCAGCCTGCGACTTCGGCAGGATCGCTCCAAGGAAGCCGCCGAGTGGTACGACCGGGGCGTCCTGAGCGCGGATGTCGCACTGCGGGAGAACGGTTTCGATCCGCAGAACGACATGATGGACGACAAGGAGTGGACCAAGTGGATTCTCACCAAGATCGCGGGTGGGTCCGCCACCCCTGAGCAGGTTCAGGCCGCGCTGTCCATGCTCGGCGTCGTGCTGAACATCCCGGCACCCGCTGTTTCTGGAAACCGACCCCCGGAATTGAAGCCCGCACCGGGTCAGCCGGGGCGCAACGAACCCCCGACCCTTGAGGATCACCCCTACGAGGGGCCCCCTAGGGTGCAGCACGACCAGTCCCCGGCCCCGTTCAGCGCCTTGCATGCCTCAGCCGAGGTACTGGTGCTCCGAGCCCTTGAGAAGGCGGGGAATCGCCTGCTGAACGACGGCAAGCGGGGCCGTGACCGGGATCGGACCACCCCGGCCCACCTCGCGCACCTCACGGCGGCGGGATCGAGCGCCACGTTCGACTTTGATCTGCTCCCGACCGTGCTCGGGGACCTCCCGGCAGGGAAGCAGGCGCGGATCGAGGGTGCATTGACCCGATTCTGCAACGAGATGTACGCCGAGGGCACCGCATACACCCGAGATGGCCTGATCGCCGTCATGAAGGGACTGTCATGACGTTTCGGAACGTGGACACGGACGAGCGCAAGCGTCTCGCGGACGCTGGCAAGGCGCTGCCGGACGGTTCCTTCCCGATTGCGACCGAGGAAGACCTTCGCAACGCGATTCAGGCCATCGGGCGAGCCAAGGACCCCGAGAAGGCCAAGAGCCACATTAAGAAGCGGGCCAAGGCGCTGGGCAAGGACGACCTGATCCCCGAGACGTGGAGTGCCAGCCCGTTTCTGGAAACGGTGATGCGTGAGTTCGACCGGATGCGGGCACGGCGCTTCGCCGGGGGCTATGAGGGGGTCACCCATGCGGGGCTGGCTATCGTGGCGCTCAGTACGGGGCGGGTCCTGCTCGCGCAGCGTGCGTACGACGAGACCGACGCCGATGATGTGGCGGAGACGTGGGAGTTCCCCGGTGGGGGGCTCAACCCCGACGAGGAGCCCTATGCCGGGGCACTGCGGGAGTTCTCCGAGGAGGTCGGGTGGGATCTTCCGACTGATGCACAGGTCGTGAACGGCTGGCGCTCTCCGGAAGGCAACTACCAGTTGTTCGTGGTCACGGTGCCCGGAGAGGGCGAGTACGAGGTCTTCGAGCCGACAGCCGAGGTTCAGGCTGTTCGCTGGTTGGATGCCGCTGCTGTGGACACCGAACTGGCCCACGGTAGGCTTCGACCTGAGATGACCGAGATGGACTGGTCCCTGATCTGGGGCGTTTCTGGAAACGAGGACACGATGACCGAACTGGCTGTAGAGCCTGACTTGACGATGGTTGACCTCGCGGTCGACTCGATCCCGGTGCACGGTGTGCTGGCCCCCGAGGAGGCTGCGACGGGTGATGGTCGCGCCTTCAACGACGGGTCCATGACGGCTCGCCCTGGTCGCCTGCCCTTCTCGTGGCAGATCGAGTCCAACCCCGGCCATGACAAGTCCGTGGTTGTCGGCTCGGTGGACAGGCTCATGCGCAAGGACGGGCTCATCCACTGGGAGGGTCGTCTGATGAGCAGTGAGGTGGCGTGCGACTTCGCAGAACTCCTCGCGTTCTTCGGGCGCTTCGGTGTCTCGGTCGACGGCGACAACGGCTCGCTCGACAAGGCCAAGAGCGATGCCACGGGCATCACGTGGTTCGAGGCCGTGCGTGCGTCCGGCCTGACCGCCGTCGCCATCCCCGCCTTCCAAGAGGCGTACGTCGCCTTCGGGCCGCACCCGGACATGCCAGCCAACGACGACTCCGTGATGACCGCTGCGCTGGTGGCGTCGGGGGACCTCGTGACGTTCGACCGTGGTCCGGGCTGGGTGACCAACCCCACCGAGACCCGGCGTCTCCATGCCTACTGGACCAAGAAGGGTGAGCCCGGCTACGCCAAGATCGGCTGGGGCACCCCCGGCGACTTCACGCGGGCCAAGAAGTTGATCGGTGCGAAGATCGCCGCCAACTCCCCCGAGGACATGAAGTACCTCAACCAGATCATCGCCCGCTGGCACCACGACGCGCTCGGCTACTGGCCCGGTGAACTCGGCAAGCCGGGGAACGCGCCCGACACCCCGGAGAATCGCAAGCGTGCCGCGATCCACGCCGGGGGCGAGACCCGCGAGTTCGACAACCCCGCCATCGAGGCCACCGACGACGGGTGGGAGGCGGTGCTCGTCTCGTCGGTTTCTGGAAACGCCGTCCGACCGCCACTGTCCTACTTCCATCGTCATGAGGACATGGGCGCGATGGTGGTTGAGGAGCCGGATGCGAACGGCTTCCGCCGCACCTACGGCTACGCAGGCGAGTGGGGCGTGTGCCACATCGGCATGGCCGGTCGCTGTGTCGAGCCGCCCATGACCGGCAGCGACGACTACCCGCGCTTCCACCTCGGTATCACCCGCACTGACGAGGGCATCATCAACACGGGTGTGCTGACCTACGGGGTAGGCCACCGCGACGCCGACACGATCCTCCGGGAGACCGCCGAGCAGGCGTACTTTGACAACGTCAACAACGCATGGGCAGCCGTGCGGGTCGGTGAGGACGAGCGGGGAATCTGGTTCGCTGGCGTCGTGCTTCCGGGCGTGCCCGAGGACCACATCGTCAAGATCGAGGCGTCCGGTCAGGTCTCTGGTGAGTGGCTCTACGGTCAGATGTCCGCCTGCCTGACCGTCAACGTACCCGGCTACGCCGTGGAGCGCGCATCGGCCTCCTACGACGAGGATGGCAACGTCATCGCACTGGCTGCGAGCGCCTTCAACAACATCGAGGACGCCCCCTGCGCCGAACCCACCCCGGCTGAGCGGATGCAGGCTCTCGCCCGTATCGATGCTGAGGTTCGTATGGATGCCCTGCGCGAGCAGTTCAACTGGACTGACATCGCGGAGGAACTGGTCACCGAGGCTCAGGAGGACGGGCGTGTCGAGCCGGTCGGCCTGCGTGAGGATGGCGCTGTCGTCTATGAGATGGACGGCGAGATCCCCGGCACGGACACCATCGTTGAGCCGTACCCCTCGGACGGTGCCTGATGGCCTGCGCGTGCAAGGGCCGCAAGAAGGCCACGTACGTGTGGACCAGCGCTGACGGCGTGGTGACCATGACGTACAACACCGAACTTGAGGCGAAGGCCAAGGTCATGCGCAAGGGTGGCACGTACAAGACGCTGACTGTCGGCGGGTGACGGGTGAGTACCGAGTGCTATGAGATGGTTCGGGGCTCGGCCATCCGGGTTACTGAACTCGGTCGCCGGGGGCAGGTTCTGGACTCCATCCGCTACGCAACCTCCAAGGCGGTCGCCAAGGTCACGATCAACGAGGTGACCGAGACCGCCAAGAACGAGATCCTTCGCAACCCGGAGGAGGAGAAGCGCCTGCGCTTCGTTAGGTCTGCGCAGACGATCCGGTACACCGCTGGCATCGAGTTCCTTCGTGTGGACCCCGGAGTGCTTGGTCTCGTGGCCGGGGTGTCGCAGACTTCGAAGGGGGCGGCGGGCTTTGGAGAGGGTGCCTTCGGAGAGTTCCCGTTCGGTGATGGCATCGAAGGTACGGCGATCGGCTTCGACTCTGGCACCCGGCTTCCTACTACTGCCTTCGCGTTGGAGGTCTGGTCCAAACTGGCTGGGCAGCGGTGTGTGGATGGCAGCCCTATGTGGGGCTACACCCTGTTCCCCTACCTACGGGGCGGTCGCTTGGGGGGATTCAAGTTCCACAACGGGCGCATATCCTTCAATCTCGTGGGCGCACAGACCCGGCGAGCGTCGCGGTGGGGTGTGGGGCCGTACGATCTTGGAGGCTCGTTCGAGCGGCTGATCGAGCCGGTTTCCAGAAACACGTCATGGAAGACGTTCATGACCCCCGCTGCACCACCAGCGGAGGTGTGTGGAATTCAAGAGACCGTCGATGTGCTGGACAATGGCACGGCGGCAGACCCGATGCCCCCGCCGAGTACGCTGCTCAGTGTGGATGGCGGCGGTGCAGTGACAGGATCATTCATCATCGACGGAGGACGAGCATGACGCACATCCAGCAACGACGAGACGACTCCGCTGTCTGGACCTCTGAGGACCCTGTGCTGTTCGAGGGCGAGGCCGGTCACGAGACGGACACTGGCAAGTGGAAGATGGGCGACGGCGTCACCGCGTGGACGGCCCTGCCGTACAAGAACGGCGTCGACTCCATCGACGGCGAGGTTGGTGTGGTCACGGGCTTCGCCAAGTTGGCGAGCCCAGCGTTCACCGGCAACCCCACCGCGCCCACCCCCTCCGCCGCTGACAACGACACATCCATCGCCACTACAGCGTTTGTTCAGGCGCAGAAGGCGAGTCCGGTTTTCACAGGCAACCCAACAGCCCCGACCCCGGCCACATCGGATGATGACACGTCCATCGCAACCACTGAGTATGTGCAGAATCAGATTGGGAGCGGTACCCGGCTCGACCCTGTCGCCACCCCCACCGTCGTTGACTACGACACTCTTACGTCGTCCGGTTGGTACTCCTTGGCCTCCGGGTCCGCCAACTCCCCGGACGGCGCGGTGTCGCACTACCTAGAGGTTCGCGCGTACAACGCCACGTACGTCGAGCAAACTGCCCGTGCTACGACTGCGGGGGATCAGTACCGGCGCACAATGGTTGCCGGGGTGTGGGGTGCGTGGATCTCCATGGGCACCCCGTTCCCCGAAAGTGATGCGGGTTTCATAGGTGCTCCGAACGTGACCTCCACGGAGGGGCGGGTCTACCGGAGAGATGGGCAGGCTACCTTGCACATCGAGTTCACCACTACCGCCGCTATCTCGGCTGGGACGACACTGTTCACAGTCCCCAGTGGGTACCGACCACCCAAACGAATATTCCCGCTTGTCATGGGGGCGGGTGTGATTTACCTCGTGCAGATCAACACCGCCGGGGTGGCTGCCCTTGCCGGGGGCGCGCTTTCTAGTGGTGTTCAGCACCTAGGTTCTGTTTCTTACCGGCATGTGTTGTAAGACCCTGCCCTAGCGGGTTTCCAGAAACGTGTGCTACATTCTCGCGTGTAGGTAGCCTAGGTGCCCTCGACCACGCAACACCGTGTACTTCATCCAGTCCAGAACACACAAGGTCAGAAGGGACCACCTACCGTGAAGATCAAGTTCTCCACTCTCTCCGATGAGGAGCGCGCCACCCAGTTCGCCGGGATGGACAACGACGCACTCACCGCCAGCATCACCGAGGCCCGCACCGAGGCCGCAGCGCTGTTCGCGCTCGACGCCCCGACCATCGAGCAGGTCAACGAGGCCGAGGCGCTGGTCGCCTCCATCGGCCTCATCGAGGCCGAGCAGACCACCCGCGCCGCCGCCGTCAAGGAGGCAGCCGACCGGTTCGCCGCCGCCAAGGCCACGTTCGCCGACAACCCCTTCGAGAAGAAGAAGGACGAGGACGACGAGGAGGTCGAGGCCAGCGTCGAGTCCGAGGAGTCCGAGGAGGGTGACGACGCCGAGTCCGAGGGCGACGCCGCCGAGTCCGAGGGCGACGCCGCCGAGGAGGGTGAGGGTGAGGCCGTGGTGACCGCCGCGAGCGTCAACCACACGACCTCGCAGAAGGTCACCGCCGCGTCCAAGGTCGGTCGCAAGGCCAAGCGCCCCAACGTGGCCGCAGCGCAGGATGTCGTCATCACGGCAGCCGCCGACGTGGAGGGCTTCTCCACCGGGCAGTCGCTCACGGGCATGGGTCAGGTGGCCGAGGCCGTCCTCGCTCGCGTCAAGGGCTTCCCCAAGTTCAACGCCCGCGCCGCCGAGATGAACCACGAGCAGTCGGGTGGCGCTCCGGTGCTGTCCAAGTTCGGGGCCGCGTCCTTCGGCGTTCAGATCGACGCCGCTCTCACCGCCTCGAAGCGCGGCGCGGTGGACGAGGACCACTCGGCGGTCAAGGAGTCCGTGAAGCGCCACGTCGAGCGCGTCACGGCCAGCCTCAGCACGTCGGGTCAGCCCGCCGTCCAGACCGCCGCGATGGCGTGGTGCTCGCCGTCCGAGGTCGTCTACAACTGGATCGCGGACTTCGTGGTCGACGGTCTGTGGGACGCCCCCGAGGTCGCCGCCCCGCGTGGTGGTCTGATGATGACCGAGGGTCCGCGCCTGTTGCAGACCACGTACGCCGAGGACGCCGTGGACGACTTCGGCTTCGGCGGCACCGAGGCCGAGATGGAGGCGGGCTACGTCAAGACCTGCGAGACCATCGAGTGCCCGGACTTCGTGGACCACCGTCTCGACTTCGACGGCTACTGCTGGAAGATCCCGATTCTCACCGAGACCACGTTCCCCGAACTGGTCGCGGACGCACTGCGGGTCTCGGACGTGGCCTACGCCCACAAGATGAACCGTCGGTTCATCAACGACGTGATCGCGGGTTCGACCGCCATCAATGCCACGAACGCGCTCGGCGGGTCCATGCAGGACACGCTGGAAGCGTTCACGCAGGTCGCGATCAAGGAGCGTCGCTGGTGGAACGTCGGCGTCAACGCCGTCATGGAGGTCAAGTTGCCGCAGGAGGCGCTGGACATCTTCAAGTTCGACATGGCACGTCGCTCGGGCCTCGCGCTCAACGACATCGCCACCGAGCAGAAGGTCGCGGCCCACTTCGCCAACCACAACCTCGCGGTCCAGTACCTGTCGGACTTCGACCAGCGCTACGGCGCGGCCACGCCGACCGCTGACTGGCCCGAGACCATCCGGGGTCTCATGTACCCGGCTGGCACGTGGCTCAAGTCGGTGAAGCCGGTCATCAACCTGTCGGCTGTCTACGACGCGGCCAGCCTGTCGGAGAACGAGTACACCGGCGTGTTCTTCGAGCAGGGCGTCATGACGATCCGTCGTGGCTACCGCAGCCACATTATCGAGGTGCCGGTCTGCGCCTCCGGTCGCACCGGGGCCAACGACCTCACGTGCACCGGGTTCGAGACCCCGGCGTTCGACGGCTCGTTCTGATCCAGTGGGGCTGGGTTTCTGGAAACCCCGGAGACCCAGCCCCCTCTGAACTAGAGCGAATCAGTGAAACCCACAAGGAGACAAGATGACCGCGCAGATCATTGAGGGCACCGAGGTTCGCCGCCCCGAGCCCACCGCACTCATCTCGACTGTGCTGGACCACGCGACCGTCGTGGACAACGCCCGGTTCGGGTACCGCAACAACGAGGGCCTGTGGCCCTCCTACAACTGCCTCGACCTGCTCGTGCCCACGCCGACCTGTGCCAAGCCGGTCGCGGAGTTCGAGTTCAAGGACTTCAAGGTGGCGGGCTGGGTGCCCGGCTTCGAGTTCGGCGTCCATGGTGGCGTCCAGTGCTCGGTCATCGGCCTCGACACCGCTGACCAGAAGTCTGAGGTCGAGCGGGTGTTCAGCCGCAGCGAGGCCAAGGGCGTCGAGATGGCTCTGCTGCTCAACCGCTTCGTCGCCAACACCGACCCCCTCACCCCGAACAGCCCGTACGACGCGCAGTGGGACGCTCCCGTCGATCTCAGTGTGGCGGGTATGAACCTCGCGGGGGCCATGGGCGCGTTGGAGTCCTACGCCGCCGCTGTCTACGCGGGGGTACCCACGCTGCACATGCCCCGAGGCGCGGTGCTGATCGCCTTCGGGCTGGGGCTGATGGTCGAGCGAGGTGGGAAGTTCTTCACCAAGACCGGGGCCAAGGTCGCTGCCGGTGGCGGCTATGACGACCCGGACACCCTGCCGGACGGCTCCTACGACATCTACGTGACCGGTGAGGTCTACGTCGAGCGGTCCAAGCGGCTCTCCTTCCAGACCTACACCCTGCCCGGTGACGGCTCGGGCGTCGGATCGGACGAGAATGGACTGGCCGACAACACCAGCATCGCTCTGGTCGAGCGGCTGTTCCGCGTCGGTGTCGACTGCTTCGTCGCGAAGGCAACGGGTCAGGTGTGGTCCGCGTGATTGAGCACAAAATCTTCGTCCAGAACGACGCGGCGGGCTCCCGCAAGGAGACCGCGACGCTGCTCGTGGGTACCGCTCGCGAGTTCGGCATCCACCAGCGCTCCATCAAGTCCACGTACAGCGGCTTCTGGATCACAGAGGAACTGGCGACCGTGCTCTACGATGAGAGCGAGCCCGAGCCCGAACCTGAGCCCGAGCCTGAGCCTGCGAAGGCTACCAAGAAGACTTCCGGCAAACGGGCCGCGAAGACCACCGGCACCAGCCGTACAGAACAGGAGTAAGCATGTCCACCGAATGTTACGCGCAGGTCCGGGGAAGCGTCATCCGCGTCACCCGGCTCGATTCCTGCGGAGACCCCGACCCCGGCTCGTCCGCCGTGGTCGTGTCCAAGCGCATCTCCACCGTCACCATCGAGGAGGTGACCGACGACGGCACCAACGTCCGTGAGCGCAACTTCGCGGACGAGTTGTGCATCGTGGATGACGCCTTCACGTCGGTCATCGGCTACACCGCCGACATCGCCCTCTGCGGCGTCGACCCCGGCCTGATCTCGCTCCTGACGGGTCAGCCGACCGTCACGAACGCGGCGGGCGACATCGTCGGCTTCGATGCCAACACCGGCATCGACCTCGACTCGTTCGGGTTCGCGCTGGAAATCTGGTCCCGCATCGCGGGCTCGGCGTGTGACCCGTCCGGCAACCGCAAGTGGGGTTACACCCCCTTCCCGTTCCTCAAGGGTGGTCGCCTCGGCGGCTTCTCCTTCGAGAACGGTGCGGTGCAGTTCACCATCTCGGGTGCTCAGACCCGCGACGGCAACGGCTGGGGCGTCGGCCCGTACGACGTGGACCGTGACGAGTTGGGCGACCCCGCCCCGCTGCACACGCCGCTCGATGTCAACACGCACTACCGCAACATCGTCGTCTCGCTCGACCCGCCCGAGGCGTCCTGTGGGGCCTTCGCGCTGGCCTCGGCCTGACGCACGAGACCTATCACGTGGGCCGCTCGGTTCTCCGGGTGGCCCACGTGTCGGTCAGACAGAGTTTCCAGAAACCTGAGGAGATGTAGAGCATGGGTACGTGGCCGGTACGAGGGCAGCAGAACCCCAACTTCTGGGACGACCAGTTGCGGGAGTACATCGATGATGTTGATGCCAGCAAGGCCCCGCTTGATTCTCCTGTCTTCACGGGCAACCCCACCGCGCCAACACCAACCACCCTTGACGACGACACGAGCATCGCCACGACGGCCTTCGTGAGGGATCAGGGCTACGCCACCGAAACCTTCGTTACAGATGTTGTAGACGACTACGCACCACTGGCAAGCCCAGCGCTGACGGGCAACCCCACCGCGCCGACCCCGGACGTCGCTGACGACGACACGAGCATCGCCACGACTGCGTTTGTCAAGGACGCTATTGGCGGAAGTGCTATCGGCGGTGTGTGGGCGACTTGGGTTCCAACTATCACAGCCTCCTCGGGTACGTTCACCACGGTCAGTGGTGCGGGTCGGTATACCGTAATTGGGAAGATGCTTTTCTGGACATGCCAGATCGACATGACCACCATTGGGACCGCGAGTGGGGCGGTATTCATGACTCTCCCGATGGATGCCCGAGCAACGGTCACCCTCGTCGGTACTGGTCGAAGCCTCAACACCGGGGCGACTCTGAACGCCAAGAACGACACCTTCGACAAGGCCACCATCTTCAAATACGACTTGACTTCGGCCATCGGCGCGGGGCACTCCCTCATCCTGAGTGGCTTCTACGAACTTCCTTGAGGTATCGTGTGACGTAACACGAGTTTCCAGAAACGACAGGAGAGCAACATGAGCGTGCTCACGCTTGCAGGCAAACCGATCGACTGGGCGAACCCGCCCAAGGCTACGGACAAGGTGCTGTGGTCGCGCAAGACCACGTCAGGCAAGGCTGTCATCGGATCGCTGCGCACCATCGCACACCTCGACCGGCTCGACAGCCTCGCCTTCAAGAAGTACGGCGTGCACATCGATGTCATGCAGGGGCCGTTCAACACGTCAGTCTCGGCCAGCGCAGGCACGCATGACTTCGACGCCTGCCTCGACGTTCGCATCCCTGGTGTCGACTGGATGGAGCAGCAGAGGTTCTTCCGGGCCAACGGCGCGGGTGCCTACGCTCGCACGGCGGCGCAGGGGTTCACTCCGCACATCCACTACTTCACCCTCCCAGAGCGCGAGGGAGCCGATGTGAGCGACGACTACCGCTCGGGTGGGTTCAGGGTCGGTAAGTACGTGGACGGCGGTTGGAGCACACTCGGAGCACGTGCGGCGTCCTCTCAGATCGAGGACTACTACCTGCACAAGACTGCTTTGGCCGGTCACGCGCACGATCCGTCGTGGTTCCCTGCCAGCATCGCGGCCTCGATCTTCGACCTTGAGGCGTACATCGCGCGTCAGAGGAAGGCCACCGCGCCGAAGCCGACAGACAAGCGTCTCGTCGTCCAGACCACGAACATCGAGGGTATGAAGAAGCCCCCTCTCGGTGAGGGGCTGGCAGAGATCCAGCCCGACGTGGCCGTGCTGCAACAGGCGGCACAGTCCGGTGCGCACCTTGGCAGGTTCGGTAAGTACAAGGTGTATGGCTTCCGGGGCAGCGCAGAAGCCCGAGGGGTCAAGGCTCTGGTTTCCAGAAACAGCAAGGTTGTCCGCGTGCGTCGTCTCCGCATGACCTTGTCGTGGATCGGACCCAAGGCCTCTCGCGCTCACACACCAAGGGTCTTCCAAGCGATTCAGGTGCGGACCCCGTTCTGGGTGTGGGTCGTCAACGTCCACTTCCCCACGGGAGGCCCGGACGGACCCAACGCCAAGGCGTGGGCCGAGTCGTGGCGGCGAACGGTCAAGTTCCTCAAGAAGCGCCGAGGTGTCGTCATCGGTGACTTCAACGCTACGGCTGTCCAGTTGCGCCCCCTGTGTGAGGCAGAGGGCTTCGAGTTGACCATGCTCGGCAAGGTCGATCACGCCGTCTCGAATCGGCTGCACCGTGTCAAGAAGCAGTCTGTCCCCGGTAGGCCGACCCGTGCGCACGGCTGGGGTGCCGTCACATACGCGCCCCTCAAGAAGTAGTTTCCAGAAACACCGACAAGGAGAACACGATGAACACACGCACCGTCACCAGCAAGAGCAACCCGCTGGCCTACCTCAAGGCCATCGCCACGTTGATCGGCACCATCGCTACCGCCCTGCTCGGCGTCTACACCGCCGACACGGAGATCGGGAAGGTGCTGACCATCGTCGCCATCATCGCCACCGCCGTTGCCACGTGGGTCGTCCCCAACGCTGACGTGGTGCCGAAGGACGATGGCCTGTCGTACGAGGAGGCCGGGGGCAATCCGTACCCCTCCGACGAGCCCCGGAATGACTACGGCTACTGATCGTCGGCTACCCTAGGGTAGATAGCGCGCTGATCGTGGAGAGGGTTTCAAGATGACATGCACATGGGAGCCGGACCCGGCTTGCCTGAGCGACGCTTGGGCCGCGTACGACTTGGAGGACCAAGAGCGAGCACTGATGCTGGCTACGTCATCCTTGCAGACGCTCACGTACGGGAGGGTGGGTACCTGCCCCATCACGATCCGCCCGTGCCCGGAGACCCCCCGTTGCGGATGTGGTTGGAACCCCCACATCCGCGACGGGCTCTGGTACAACGACTGCCCCTGCAAGGCCAAGTGCAAGCCTCTGTCGGAGATCGACATTCCCGGCCCGGTCGGCTACATCGACACACTGCTCATCGACGGGGTCGAGCAGGATCTGTGGTCTGGGGACTGGCGACTGGACAACGGTCACCTTCTCGTGTGGCAGGGTGCGGGCACGAGCCCGATCCCCGAGACGCAGAATCTCAACCTCCCCGACACTGAGCCCGGTACGTGGTCCATCACGTACTCCCGGTCGTACCCGGTCAACGATGACGCCAAGTTGGCCGTGGCCTATCTCGCGATGGAGTTCGCCAAGGCGTGTGCCCCCAAGGGCAAGTGCTCTCTGCCGCGCGGCGTCACGAACGTCACGCGCAACGGTGTGTCGTTCACCATCGAGGCGGGCCTGTGGCCCGGTGGCCTGACCGGCATCGACATCGTGGATCAGTTCATCCTCAAGTGGGCACCGGCTGGATCTCCGGTGCGTACGGCTGTCGTGTTCGACCCGAGCAAGCGCTCCCCCCGGCGCACGTCTGGTGTCCCTGCTCGGGCCCCTCTCGGATCGGTTTGAGGTATCCCCAGTGAGTGAACCCACCCTTGGAGAAGTCCTGCGTCGTCTGGACGCCGTCTCGACCACCATGGTCAATCTCGCTGCTGAGATGCGCCAAGACCGGATGGACACGGCGAAGACCTACGTGCGCAAGGACGTGTACGACAGGGACCACAAGACGCAGACTGACGACATCGAGGATCTACAGATATACAACAAGGACAGAGAGAAAAGGGACGCTGACACCCGTCGTCAGTTGGTGTTTCTTTTGCTCGGAATCGCTGTTCCCGCAATCCTTGGACTGCTTCTGGCAGTCAACAACTTCATAACCACTGCCGGGGGGCAGATTCCATGATGACCTTTCGTGGCCGAGAATTCATTCCGAGTACGAGGGCTCTCCACATCCTCGTTGTCAGCGTTACGTTGCTCCTGCTGCTAGGAGGTGCGTGGCTCGTTTGGGTCATGTCCCAAGTGCAAGCGGAAAACTACGAGCAGAATGCGAAGATCGATCAGTCCGTGTTGGACAGAGCCGATCTTCGTGACGCCGTGGTGGAGCAGGAGGCCACTCTCCGAGCACAGAAGGAGGCCATCCAGAAGGCGAACGAGCGGCTTGAGAAAGCCGGGAAGAACCCTGTCGTCGTCCCACCTCCAAGCCCGATCCCCGGAGCGACGGGTTCCACAGGTGCCACAGGTGCCACAGGCGCGCGTGGTCCCATCGGCCCTCCCGGTCCTCGGGGCTTGCGAGGGTTCCGTGGCCTGCCCGGTGACAGCATCGTCGGCCCCAAGGGCGACAAGGGTGACAGCGTCGTTGGGCCCAAGGGCGACAAGGGCGAGAAGGGTGACAAGGGTGACAAGGGTGACAAGGGTGACAAGGGTGACAAGGGTGACAAGGGCGACTCTGTCACCGGCCCCTCAGGTCCAGAGGGGGCACCGGGCGCGGCTGGCGCAGACGGTACAGACGCGGTGCCCTTCACGTTCCTGTTCACGATTCCAGCCGACGAGACGCTGCCGGACACCTCGCCTGCCCAGACCTACCGCTGTGTCATCCCCGAGCCGGGTGGCCCCTTTACCTGCGTGCAGGAGGCATGACCCATGAGTATCGGATCAGACGAGTTTCCAGAAACGGGGGCCGACCGCTTGAACGAGGCCCTGATCTCGTTCGCGGGGTGCGTTGGGGAGTCCATCGATGACATCTGCTCCTATGGCCTGACCATCGGAGAGACCTACGTCCCCTTCGACCCGGACCCGGACGACGACTGTGAGGCTGACGATGTCGCCTGCTCGCAGATATGGGTGCGCGTCATGAGCGTCAACCCTGTCAGCACCCCCTCGTGGGAAGGAGACTGCGCCACCGTCATGCGGCTCGAACTCGAAGTGGGTGTGCTCCGCTGCATCGAGATCGCTGAGGATGGGGAGGCCCCCACCGCCAGTGAGGTGCTGGCGGCTGCAACGCTGGCGATGAGCGACATGAATGCGATCTACTGTGCCGCCATGGGCTGCGAGGTCTGGGACTCCATCACCGTTGGCTCGTGGTCTCCTGACGGCCCGCTGGGTGGACAGCACGGCGGTATCTGGACGTTCACGGTTGAGGTCTGAGCCATGCTCGTTCGGAAGATCCGTCGCCGTGGCGCGAACATCGTGGTCGAGGCTCACGGCGAGGTGCTGTTCGCCGCGACAGGTGACGTAGGCCGGTGGCAGAATCGGTTCAGCCACCGTGTTCGCGCGTTCGCTATGCAGGCGGCTCCGACCAACAAGCGCCCTAGGTGGGCGCACTACGGCAAGCCCCTCAAGTCGACGTTCACCGCCACCACTAAGTATCAAGAGGGGCGGATGCGGGTCTACAGCGCCATCGGCTCGTCGGCACCCCACGCCTACTACGTGGATCAGGGCACGGGCATCTATGGCGGGGGCGGTCCGTATGAGGCCAAGGTGCTCCCTCCGTGGACTCGTGGGGGTGCGAGCCTGTACGAGCACACGTGGCGTCCCACAGGTCCGGGTGGGCGCAAGGTCAAGCCGGTGATGATCAAGGGGCAGAAGGGTCAGTTCTTCTTCGACAAGGGACTTCAACGAGCCTTCCAGTCCATGCGGATGCGTGCCTTTCAGGTCCCCGGTGATGCGAAGATCACGAATGCGATCAACTCGATGCCGACAGGGATGGACAACTTTGCAGGTAACACTGTTTCGGATGGTGCTTTCACTGCACAGTTGAACGAGTGGCGTGCGTGGCGTGACGAGGCGTGGAGCAGGAATGACACACTTGGTAAGAGCGGGGGTCCACGGCCCGCTAAGCCCAAGAAGCCCAAGGCTGCGCCCAAGCCGAAGCCTGCCAAGACGACCAAGCCCACACGACCGAAGGGGTACCCGACCGTTGCGGCCAAGTGGGCGGCGGGGCTCAAGGTGTTCAAGAAACAGAACCCCGGCATCAAGGTTCTTCCTGTCAGCACGGTTAACGGGCTGCACGTGCGGCTGCCGGATGGGCGCACCTTTGTCATCCCCCGCTCGAAGATTCTCAACCTCGCTCCGTAAGCGGTTTCCAGAAACCGTGTTACTGTATAACCTCAAGGGTTCCCACTAGAGAAGGAGGCTCCGATGAAGGAGTTCATCAGTTCTGTCGAAGAAGTTCAGGCCGAGGACGAGCGCGAGGCCAAGATCCTCGCTCTCGTGGAGGAGGGTAAGTCCCGAGAGGAGGCCGAGGAGGAGGTCGATGACGAGCGTTTCGTGGCCTTCCTGCTGGATGGTCGCGAGATGCGCGCGTACCTGCCCACGGAGGGTCAGTTGGCGTTCATGCTGGCGACTCTCGGTCGGGGTCAGACCGCGGACCAGCGCTTCGCGGGCATCCTCAACATCATGTTCGAGTCGCTGCGTGACGACGACAAGGATCACCTCGAATCGCGCCTGCTGACGCGCGACCCCAAGAAGCGCCTCTCCATGAAGAAGGTCGAGGGTATTTTCGAGTACCTTGTGGAGGAGTGGTTTCGCCCGTCCGTATCCGATGGCAGTTAGGCTCTGTGGCCTAGCAGCCGGTCGGTGGCCTGAGATAGACGCGGCATATCACGCCAGTCCCACCCCCCTGTTGAGGATGCCACCGCATCGATACCTCAACATGGTCTACTCTTGGTGCGTCGAGCGTGTCGCATCAGACAAACTTGATGACTGGCTGACCGAACTGAATGACCTCCTGCCGTGGCAGGACATCGACAGTGAAGCCGCAGTGAATCTGGAATCGGAATCGTTCTTCGCCGCTCAGGCGAAGGGAGGCGGGTAGCGAATGCTGCGAGGCACACGGGTCGGCAACGCATACGTATCCGTCACCGCTGACGGCGACGGCATCAATGAGGACATCGTTGATGCCGTCGATGAGGCCGGTCCCGGCGTCAAGAAGAAGGGCGAGGAGCATGGGGAGGGGTACGGGGACAACTTCTCCAAGGGCTTCTTCAACCGCATCCGGTCCAAGATGGGCGCGGGTTCGTCTCAGTGGGACAAGTATTGGGACAAGGTCGACCGCCGAGCCGGTGAGGGTGGTGAGGATGCCGGTAAGTCCTTCGTGAACCGCATGTCGGACAAGGTCAAGGATCTGGGTGACAAGGTCGGGGCTGAACTGGGCGACCGTATGGCCTCGAACCCGGAGCAGGTCCGTCGAGGGATCGACCGAGCCTTCGATGACGACTTCGCTGATCGACTCGGGGATCGGGTCGGTCAGAGGTTTATGTCGAGCCTGTCCGAGGAGATCGACCGAGAGGGCAGCAAACTCGGTGCCCTTGTCGACCGGGTGCTCAACAACGCGGTTTCTGGAAACCGGGGTCGCAGAGGTGGCATCAGCGAGGCCATCGGTCGCATGTTCGGCAAGGGGTCTCGCAACAATGCGCTGAACCTCCTCGGAAGCGCGATGGGTAACGTCGCCCGACTGACGGAGGGGGCCAGCAGGTTCGCGGGCTCTTTCGCCAAAAGCATCTTTTCCGCGTTCAAGAACGCCAGCAGCCTCTCGGATGTGTTCGCTTCGCTCGGCAAGAGTGCGTCCGGTGCGGGCGGCGGGATTGCGGGTTCTATCGCGGCGTTCGCTGCGTCTGCTCCGTTGATCGTTGCGATGGTGGCTGTCCTCGGTGCGACCGTCTCCGCGTTCGCGTCTGTGGCTAGTGCGATCACGGCCATCGCGGTTGCTATGGCGGCGACCATCACATCCGCGCTCACGGGAATGGCTATCGTGGGTGGTGGGGCTCTCGCGGCGCTCGGTATCGCGGCGGGTCTGGCAGCGGTGGCCTTCACGTCGATGACGGACAAGCAGCGGGCGGCGGCAGCGGAGACCTTCGAGCCCATTCACGCGATGGCGGCGGGTCTGGGTCAGATCATGATTACAAAGATGATCCCGGCCTTCGAGAAGTGGTCCCGTAACCTGCAAGTCGCTCTCGCACTGGTTAAGCCGCTGGCAGAGGTGATGGGCGGTGCGTTCGCCCGAGCCGGGACCATCCTGACGCAGTCCCTGTCCGGCCCCGGTATCAGGAACCTCATCGATGCGCTGGGGTCCACCCTCCCCAACATCGTCAAGAACATGTCCAGCGCGCTCGGTGACTTCCTCAATGGTGTTGCCGGTTCGCTCGCGGCGGTCATGCCCTCCGTCGAGCGGTTCTCCTCGTATCTAGCGAATGTCGCAAGGGACTTCTCCAAGTGGGCGAACTCCGGTAAGGGTCAGAACTCCATCAAGGACTTCGTAGACCGTGCCGTCGAGTCTTTGAAGTCTCTGTGGGGCGCGGTCAAGGAGGTCAGTGGATTCATCTCCGACGTGCTGTTTAACCCGAAGTCGCAGGAGGCAGGCAACACGATCTTCGATGGGATCAAGAACTCGTTCGAGCGGTTCCGTAAGGCGGTCGAGAAGCACACCAAGAATGGTGATCTTGAGCAGTGGTTCAAGGACGCCATCAAGTTCGGTAAGGACCTGCGCGATGTCGTTTCGAAGTTGAAGGATACGTTCAAGATTCTCGATGACTCCGGGGTCTTGGCGGCTGTGGGGAAGGGCCTGCAAGGGATCGCGGACACCATCGAGATCATCAACCCGATACTCAAGCCACTGATCAAGGCTCTGGGTGTAGGGCTCCCTGCGGCCATTGGTGTTGTGACCTCTCCTCTGGGCATCATGAAAATAGGATTCGACAATCTGGGGTACGCCATCAGTTTCGTGGTGGACAAGGCTGAGGCAGCCATCGGCGCTTTGCAGCGACTCAAGGACATGGGTCCGAGCGGCATCCTCTCGTCGGTGGGTGGGAAGATCGCTGACGTGGGCAGGAATCTGGTCCCTCCGAACCTGATCAACCCTCGTGGGTTCTCTGGGGGGTCTGTGCTGTCCAACACCGTCTCACCTCGCGTGGTGAAGAAGGCGTCAGACGAACTGGACGACATGTTCCGTCGCCGCAATCGTGGGATCAACGACACAATTGACGACCTCGTTGCGTCTGGAACGGCGACCCTCGCTGCGACCTCGGAGTCCGCTGGTGGGCACAAGGCTGAGCCGTCTGACTCGTCGGGCTCGAAGTCCGGCTCGAAGTCCGGCTCGAAGTCCAAGGGTGAGAAGGAAGCCAAGAAGAAGTGGAAGAATCCTTACATCGCGCTCGCCAACTCCTACTTGGCGTGGGCTGCCACGATGGCGGACGAGATCGACAAGTCCATCAAGGATGCCCGCGAGACTGTCGCTGCGTCCATCAAGGAGGGAGAGCGGTCGCTAGCCACCCTCATCACCGAGACTGGCAAGTCGCTCGTCGCGGGCGTGATGGAGGCGGCGAAGTCGACGGACTCGGCAGGTATCGCAGCGGCGTTCACGGCGATGATCGAATCCGCTTCCGCGAGCGCAGCGGCAGCGGTCAGTCAGGCTGAGGGCAACGCGCAGAACGTCATCGAGTCTGCGAAGGCCACCCGTGATCAACTGGTCGCGTCGGCGGAAGCCGCTGTGCAGTCGGCGGCGCAGGCGCTCAAGTCTGCGAGTGGCCCGAAGGAGGCCAAGAAGGCGCTGGCTACCCTGCGAGCCGCCGAGGCTGATCTGGTGACCGCACGGATGCGGGGCGAGCGTCTGGTTCAGGACGCGATGGCCGCAGGCGAGCAGATGATCACTAACGCGATGGCTTCGCGGGAGCAGATCAAGGCCGCGACCGACATCTTGGACTGGCACAAGATCGTCAACATGGACCGGGTGCACAACCTCATCAACGGGATCATGGACACGAACTCGACGATGGCTGACTACGCTGAGGCTCGGAAGATCGTGGGCGAGCAACTCGCCGCCGCGAACCAGAAGTTGGTAGATGCCCTCGCGCTCCGCGACAACTACCGTACGAGCGTGGCAGACTCGATCCGGTCGTTCGGCTCCCTGCTGACAGCGGAGGCCAAGACTCTCGATGGGGTCGCGCAGGCGCTCACGTCTGGTGACATCACGGATAACCTCCGCGACCGGCTTGAGAAGATCAAGAAGTTCCAGAGCAACCTGCGCGTCCTGTTGGCGCAGGGTCTCTCCGACGCGGCCTACAAGCAGTTGGTGGATGCTGGGGTGGAGGGCGGTAGCGCCTACGCGCAGGCGCTTGTCGATGGTGGGCAGGGGTCCATCTCGGAGGTCAACCACCTGACGGAGGAGATCGGCAAGGCTGCTGACGGCCTTGGGGACGCTGCGGCCTCACATCTGTACCAAGCCGGTGTCGACGCCGCTCAGGGGCTCGTGGACGGTCTCCTGAGCCTGTCTGCGGAACTGGACTCCGCTGCCGCCGCCTTGGGTGCGGCCATCGCGGATGCCATCAAGCGCTCGCTCGGTATCGCGTCGCCCTCTAAGGTGCTGCGGGCCATGATGGGGCCTGTCGGTGATGGCACGGTGCTCGGCCTCGATGACCAGCACGTCAAGGTCAGCGCCGCCGCCGCTCGGCTGTCGAGTCAGATCGCTGTCAGTCCTGAGGTTGCGGCCTACGCGGCTCAGCAGGCAGTCTCCCGCACCGCAGTCACGGATGACTCGGTTTCTGGAAACGACCCGAAGTTCCTGTGGACTGGTGACATCGTCACCCCCACCGAAGACCCCCACGCCGTCGCCACGGAAGTGCTGGACGAACTGACTGGAAGGCTGACCTGAGATGGCGTACGACGGCTGGATCAAGTTCAACGACATCGAACTTGTCAACCTGTCCCGCACCGCGCAACTCGCGGAGGTGCTGGGGATTGACGCCCTGTGGACCGACCCCGAGTCGGTGCAGTGGATTCAGGACGCGCTCGGTGGTGTTGACTACGACGTGGTGTCGGAGGCTCCGTGGTACGACCCGGAATACCCGGCGAGCGCGGAGTTTGCCGGTATCGTCCCGCTGTCCATCGCGGGGCTGGATGACTCGACACTGGAAGCGCGCACCATCGAGTACATCACCAACGGGGGGTCATCGAGCAAGGCGCGGAACGCCACGCTCACACTCCCGGCCAACGTCTCTGTCGTGGCTAGCACCAACCGAGGGGCTGACTACGGCAAGCGGTGGTTGGACAGGATGCTCCGAGCGGGCGGGGCACAGACGTTCTGTTCGGGCTCGGAGTTGCGCTACTTCCAGTTCAAGCAGGGGGATGGCGAGCCGGTTCCTCCGCAGGCGCACCGTCGTGATGTGACCCTGTCGAAGGGGACGACAGTCACCCGCAAGCGTGACACCTACTGCTCGGCCACATGGCTTGTCACCTACACGTGGACGGCGAACGACCCCTTCGAGTATGGCGATCCGGAGGTGCAGTTCCTCAACCTCGGAAGTGGGGCTGTCAGTGCTCCTCCGGGGTTCGTCATTGACGAGGGCGCGCAGTCGATGGTCGAGGTGGACTGCCCCGCCTACGACTACTCACCCATTTACGACCCGCTGTATCCCGCACTGGTGCCCCCGCCCGTTGCGCCAGACTTCTACCCAGCCGGTTGGGATCTCGTGCCCGGAGTGCCGTTCGACAGGTACTGGGTTCGCATCCCTGCTCCCGAGCCGAGCCTGTTGAACTTCATTCCTCTGGTGACACTCACTACGACCGTGGAGGCCCGGCTGCTACGGGTGTCCATCTGGCCTTCCACCGCTACGGAGGACTCGGTCTGCGAGCCTCTGTGGACCGCGATTGTCTCGTACCTCCCTGCGGGGTTGAGCGCAGAGTTCGTGATCGATGCAGAGCAGGAAGTGTCCTATTGGTGGGACGGGGCGAGCGCGCGAGTACGGCGCACGGACAGTCTCGTCTACGGCACCGGGGCTCGTCCGATAGAGTGGACCGCCTTCAACGATCCAGACAACTTGCTGGTGACGCTCGACATCATGGATGACATCGGATCGGGTGAGTACGATGGCGACGGGCAGGTTCGACTGGCGTTGTCGTTGATCCCGAAGTCAGATTAGGGTTTCCAGAAACGATAGAAGGAGAACAGAATGGTTTCGTGGCTTGCCCCCGGCGCAGTCGGTGGAGTCATCCGCACCAAGTGGGCCGGGGGCGGTGCTAGTGACCCTTGGCTCCTCCTGTTCGACCCTAAGGCGTACAGCCTCGCGTCACCCGGAACGGTGGATTTGAATGGCGCTACGCGGAACCAGTATGCGATTGCGGGTGTGACTACCTTCCCCGCGTCGGGGTCTTTCTCCTATGACTCAGCGGATGTCGACGAAGCCCTTTTCTCGCCCATGGGAGCGGCGGCTTTCCTCGTCCGGGCCGACACCATGATCATCGATCCCGAGGTAGTACCCACGCCGACGCAGATCCGAAACGCGGCTGGCGCTCTCTACGTCGGTGGTACGGGTGTTGGAGGCAGTGCATCCACGCTAACCGCAACAACCGGCACCCTGAACTTGGAGTTCGAGTTCCCCGCCGCCGCCGTGGATCCGAACAAGAAGTATTGGATCGCGGTAATACCTTCCTACTTCAACACGTACCCCCCGACTAGCAAGGCGCAGATCACGTCTTTGGGGGATGCCAACATAAACGGTCGGGCACTCTCGCTGTGGACGAACCGTTCCCCGGGAACCCCTGTTATCACGAGTCCGACAGAGAACGTGATCTTCTCTGGGGCAACAACACCTGTCGTGTTTGGGTCAGGAGACCCGGATCGCGTCACATCCTTCCCCACTGATTGGTTCAGATCCTCGTTCGCTGACATTGCTGGTGTGCATATTCAGTACGCGCCTGCGTCCGTGACGGACCCGCTCGATCCCCTGTGGGATGACTTGCCCATCGTCAGCACGGATGGCAGCAAACTGGGGCGGGGGTGGCATATCGTTGCCGCGAACCCGGAAGCCGGATTCGCCATCGGAGAGGATGGGGCGGAAAACTTCTGGGCCAACCGCGAGATCAGCATTCAGTGTGGGGGCTCCTTCATCCCAATGGCTGGGTATCTCCCCGTCGGGGAGTGGCAGGTCCGTATCCGCACGTTTGACTACGGTCATTCACGGTCAACAGGCGACATAGCGGACCCGGATATCCCGACACCCCCTTTGAATGACGCCACAGGGAACTACACGCCGGACACCTACCCCGCCGTCAACACCTCCCCGTGGTCAGAGTCGGTGTTCATCGCGTCTGCGCCACAGGTCTTGAAGCCTTTGGCGATTAGCCCGAGAGACAACGCGGCGGTTGTCGAGGGGGCGGCTACCACCTTGACGTGGCGATACAGGAACACTTACTCGCCGCCCTTCCCTCAGAAGTATCGGACAGTTCAGATTCGTCGGGTGGGCGATGCTGAGTGGACCACCCTGACGGGTGACAACGACTGGGATCTTCTGGCCGACAACCCCGACTTCACCACCGACGGTGATGGGTGGACAGAAAGACCGTTCGAGAGTTCGTGGACGTGGTCGGCGGGCGCCCTCGAAAACGCCGTTGGCAATGGCCTGCGGCGGTCGGATGCTGATGTTCCCGCTAGGCCCTTTGGCACGTCGGCCTACCGCATCCGTACGACGTTCACCAACACTGTCCCGGTTCAGTCCATCCTCGAATACTCGTTTGGCACATGGCAGGGCGCAGCCTCGAAGGGCGCGTTCTGGGAGCCTGCGACGGCTGTGGACTCACCAGTTAGGGTCTCGGAGGTCTATGCCCCCGGTACGCATACACACGAGGAGGTGTGGGTCGCCTCGGAGACCGACCCAGACGGGACATACGTGTGGGTCAGCCCACGAGCGGCGTGGAGTGGAGGGGCCAGCACGATCTCCGTGGACAGCGTGCACTTCGAGGCCGCTGCGGAGACGACAGACACATCGTACCTAGTGACAGGATTCGATCTGGTTTCTGGAAACCAGTACGAGTGGCGGGTGATGGTCACCGACGCCGATGACGAGTCGTCGGAGTGGAGTGATCCGGCTCGGTTCTGGGTGATCCCCGTGCCTGCGTCTGGGGCTGTCATCCCATCCCCTGAGGAACTCATCGAAGGGGCTACTCTCGGGTGTGGGACCCACCGCGTCTTCGTCTACCGAAGGGGTGGCAGGGAGCGCGTCGGAGAGATCACCGACATCTCCTCCCTTGACTGGAACCGTGTGCGGGACGACATCAGCACAGCCAAGATCAATGTCTCGGGGTGGGGCATCGATTGCGGGAATCTGCTGTCGGAGTTGCAGACGTGGGCATACGAGGTCGTCATCTTCCGTGACAACGGCTTCGGCGCCGAGCGTGTGTGGGAGGGCCCGATCACCCTGCTCACCTACGAGCGTGACAAGGTGGTCATCCATGCCAAGGACGTGATGGTGTATTCCTACCGTCGCATCATCAAGCAGGCTCTATCGGACTTTGGCAACAGTCCTACGGCTGGCGCATCCGTTACCAACCGCGCGATGCGGGTGTTGCAGAACGCCTTTGCCCCGGACGATCCGAATGTGCTGGCCTACCTGCAAGACCTTGAACAACCCGACGATGCGAAGCAGTACCGCTCCACCCCGGCATACGGGCGCACCGCGTTCGAGGAGGTGGACGACATGGCTGCCAACGCTGGACTGGACTACACCGTCGTTGGCAGAGCGATCCTCCTGTGGGGGACCAAGCACCGCATTGGTACCTTGCCTGAGTTCCGAGACAAGGACTTGGGCTCGTCGCCCATCGTCAGTGAGTACGGCATGAGCATGTCGAATTCCTACGCCATCTCTGACGGAAATGGCGTCTACGGCGAAGCGACTCGGCTGGATGAGAACGACGAGGACCCGGTGTATGGGCTGGTCGAGATGCTGTCCAGCACGTGGGCCTCTGAGTCGGCGGATGAGACCGGGACCTACACGGAGGCAGGGCTCGCCACGCTCAGGCAATCGTTCGCTGACGCATCCGAGCGCTCCATCTCGGATCGGTACCCACCGCCTGTCGTCGTTCGCGTCCCAGACAACACTCGTCTGAACCCCGACACGGTGCTATCGATCCAGCACCTTGTGCCCGGTGTCGTCGTTCCCCTGCGCTCGACAGGTACGCTACGTACCGTGGTCGCCACCCAGAAATTGGACGCTATCAAGGTGGTAGAGGCCGAGGGTCAAGAGAGCATCACGATCACACTGTCCCCCTTCTCCCGCGATGATGTAGAAGTCGAGGAGGGCGAATGAGTAACCAGAACTGGCGTACCGATATAGACGCGGGCGACTACTTCGGGCAGCAGAAGAAGACGCTGGCTATGGCTGACCGGCGTCCTGTCATCCGCAGGGCGGCGGATCTTGTCGGCCCTGGCATCGGGGCCAACACCGTGCGTATCACCGACTACAACAACCTGCTCGCCACGTTCAACGGGTTCTACTCATCCGCGTCCGGAGCGGATAACGCCCCGAACGCGGATGAGAACTTCGTCGGTTACGTGGTGTCGGACGCAGAGTTCGGTGGACGACAGGTGTTCACAGGCTTGACGAGCGGGGCCACGTACTCCCGCTTGTTCAACAGGAGCCTTGCCGATCCGGAACTTATAGGGTGGAGTGCGTGGGTGCTCTAACCGACGCGGTTAGCCCCGTTCCCACCGAGAGGGTTTCTGGAAACGCTTCTTGATGGCCGAGGAGTACCGACGCCATGACTGGTCCGATGTGCTGATCCACGGGGTGCCAATGCCCGGTTGCTTGGTGCTGAGTTTGGCATCGTGGATCGGGTACGCCTCGATCTTGTTGAGCACCCCGTAGGCGGTCCTCCACTGCGGGACCGTGTCCGACATGCCCCCGTCCCACCTAGACAGGGCCTCCAACATGCCGTCAGGCTTGCAGACGAGCGGTCTGTGGGCCTCGTAGGAGTCTGGGTGGGGGAATCCTAGGCCGTCGAGCCATGAGGCCGTCAGACGGAGACTCTTGGGCCACCACAGACCCACGTTGGGCGGGAAGTGCGCGATCTGCTCGGCCAAGGTGCAGTTGCGCTTGACCGGGAGGATCGAACCTACGGGGTCGAGGCAGAAGAAGTCGTCGTTCATGTAGACGGCTTCTCCTGCCCCCATGTCAACGGCACACTCGGCTCCGAGCATCACGTTGTCGAACACAGCGAGCGGCATGGACTTGTAGTGGTTGCCGGGTAGGTGAACATCGGGCAGTAGCCACGACGGCTCGTAACCCACCGTCATCAGTTCGAGTCCACCGGGTAGATGGAGGTTCGTCTCCCACGAGCGCAGTGCGTAGCGCAGTTCCTCGTTCACGTCTCCCGGTCGTACCGGGCAGATGAGCAGCATGTCAGCCCTCCTCCTTCGGCAGGATGTTGAAGTACACCGTGGCTCCGTGACGCTCCCAGAGCATGACGTGGTTGCCGTCGAGGGTGTTTGTAACTCCTATGTCGTCCATGTCAGCCTCCTATCTTGGTGTGCCACGCAACGTGGACTTCTGTGTCACCTGAGACCAGCAGAGCGGCGCAGGACAGGCAGCGGAGCAGGTCCGAGCCTGCGTGATACCACGGCATGAACTCGATCATGCGGTCCTCCTCTCTCCATGTGGCATACGAGCGGCTTGGATCAGACGGAGGTCGGCGGGGATCTGATCCACCTCGCGCACCATCAGGACGCGGCGTGACGAGCACCCGGCGCATAGAGGCTCACCGGGCTCACGGACTTTGCTGCCCTTGCGCAGGGCGGCGGGGGTCATGTGTCTCGACGGAGCGCCACAGTCTGCACACTTCATAGTCTGATCCCTCTCCCGTTGTGCTTCTTGGTGATGTGCTTGTCGATCCGGTCCTCGATCACCTTCGAGCGTTGGTGGATGAACGTCGCGCCACACGAGCAGGCGGCTGCGTTTGACACCGGGTAGGAGATGATCGCCAACCCGACAGCCTTGGTACCGGGCTGGCTCAACTTGGCCTGCCGGTCAGCGGGTGTTGGTCGGTTTCCAGAAACCTCCATCACACGTGCCTTGTCTGCGAGAGAACGAACGCGGCCTCTTGGGCGTGCTTACCCGAACCCTCTGCGATGAGATCAGCCTCGATGCTGTACTTGTGCAACCACTCTTTGAACGCCTTCTCCTCGTGGTCCTCCGCACCGGGGTAGGAATGGAACTCATCGAACACGATGATGGTCCCGTCATGCACAGCGTCGGTGACCCCCTCCAAGGCCGTGACCGTACTGCTGTAGAGATCACAGTCGATGTGGACCAGTCCCAGCCGGGGGAAGGGGAACGAGGGGACGGTATCCTCGAACCAACCCGGCACGATCATGGATTTGGGTGGCGGGAACCCCGCTCGGATACCGGGAGCCTTGGCGAGGCTGAACTTCCCCTTGGAGAATCCCTCGCGCCAGTCCTCGGGCAGGCCCTCGAACGAGTCGAAGCCGATGACTGGCATGTGACTGGCGATGAGCCCCAAGGAGTACCCGGTGTAGACACCGAACTCGACGGCCCATCCCTCGGGCTCGGGTGCGATGGCGAGCGAGGGGCCGCGCCCCGTCAGCACGCTTCGCAGCGTGGCGTAGTCGGTCTCGATGCTCATACGTTCTCTCCTGACAGTGTGATGAGATTGGTGGTCTCGGTCGGTGGGTCGAGCCTGTCGGCCTGCTCCATCAGCCACAGGGACGGGATGGACGGGCCGTCCTGTACCCACGTCTTGCGAAGCCGTTGCAGGACCGCCTCCTCGCGCACGGTGCTGTAGCGATCAGCCGCGTCACGGAAGGCGATGGCGACAACCCGGTTGCTCGTGTAGTCCGCGATGTGCGCGATGCACTTGGCGTGGTTGGTGTCCTGCTGGTCTGCGAAGTCACGCTCGACGTCGAGGACCCACGAGACCAGCCAGACCACGATCAGGGCCAGAGCGATCACAGCCAGCACGAGGCCGATGATGAGCCACCCTGCGGCGGTCACAGCGATCCCTCCGCAGCCAGAAACTCAGCGTCGGTCCATGGTGCATCGCCCACCATCGCGGTCAAGAACCCGTCTTCTCCGCTGTCGTCGTCGTCGTCGCCATCGGTCAGGACCCCCCACGCCTCAGCCAGCCCGAACGACTCACGGCTGTCCTGAGTGCGTGGGTTGGCCTTCATGGAGACGAGGACACGCTGGCCCTCCGCGATGATGGCCTCGATCCGGGGATCGGCGTTGAAGTCGAACAATGTGAACAGCGCGATCAGGGTGCTTCGGTCCTCGTCGTCCAACACGGACAGGTCGAAGGTCACGTCGAGCGCGGTGTTGCGCCCGTCGTGGTTGCTGTACTCGACGGGGGTTTCTGGAAACAGATCCGCCATCTCCGCGACGAGAGTCTTGATGGCCCAGCACACCCGCTTGCTGTTGGTTGCGACGATCCCGTTCTGGCGCTCCCGGATGGTCGCGTCCATGGGCTGCATCTTGTCGGTCTTCTCGCTCATCTTGTGTCTCCTCTTTTGGCAAGGCAGTGGTTGTGTTGATCGTTTTCGCAGGCCGAGCACACAGGGCCTAGGTGCTCAGTCCAGCAGCAGCACTCACCCATCGAGGCCCAACTCCTTTCGCACCCGAGCGGCCTCAGCCTTGACGAACGCGAGACCAATCTTGCGCTCCCTACGGATGCGCTGTTCATATCGGTCTTGCGACAGGCGCTCAGACTGTTCCGGGGTTCGCTTCGCCTTCATCTTCGCGAACGCAGTCTCGAAGTTCGCCATCGCTTTCTTCATCGCACTAAGGAAGTCTGGTGGGTCCGATGGTGCGTACGGGTTGCGCTCCTGTGTGTACACAGCGATCTCCCGCAGGCTGTGCTCAAGAATCACCATCGGATCGTCAATGGGCAGACCGGCCCTGCCACACGCCCGGATGTGCAGCGTCAGGGCGTGGATCTGTTCGATGTGCCGAACCAGCGGGCCTCTCGGCAGGGTGGGGACGAACTCCTCTGTCCTCATGACCGAACCCCCATCAGGTTGCGCACGTGGGTGTACCCACCGCCCCGGATGTCAGCGCGCATTCTGACCAGTAGGGCTTTGTTGGCCCGCGTGGCAGCCACGTCAGCGTCGCTCAGATGGTCTCCCTTGTGTCCGGGGAGGTGGTACAGGTGGACGGCGGGGCCGTCAACGTACCGGGTCTCGTGCCCCGTGAGGAAGGCGAACCCCTCCTCAATGATCCTGTCGTCGTACCAGTTGCCGGACGTGGCCTCGGTGAACCCACCGACCTTCTCCAACGTGTCGGCGCTGATCACGTTGACAGCCCCGATGGACTTGCCGTTGTCCATGGTGGACTCGGCTGTGATCTTGAAGATTGAGTCCGACCTGTCACGTGGGATGTCCCACCACGCGGCGATGGACTCCGTCGACTTGTCGTGGTAGATGTTCCGGAGAAGCGAGGTGTTGTAGTCGGACCAGTACCGGTACTGCGTGAACGGCACGACCAGACCCGGCCTGTGCTCTGCCATCAACGCGGCGTCCACGATCTGGCTTGGGTGGATGAGCATGTCCGCCTCGGTGAACACGAACACGTCGGCGTCCGGGTTTCCAGAAACCGCTCGGTTGTAGGCGCGGTGCCGGTTGAACTGGGTGTCGCCCCTGAGCCCGTCACTCCATATCTGGGGCTCGAATCCGTGGGCGTACCACCACGCCTGTACGATTTCGAGGTTGGCCGCTCTACGGGGGTCTGCACCCTCACGCAGGCGGAACGGGATGATGACTGCGATCTTCATGTGCTGCTCCTTTTCTGTCGGTCTATCGGGACGTGCTTGGGGTCTTCTCAGCGAGGAAGCCGATCTCCCCGAGAATCCACTCCAAGGCGACTACCTCCCACTCTGCGTACGCTGCGCCGCCAGAGCCGCCGCCGTTCTCCAAGCCCCCGGTCTCTTGGACCTGCGCCTCTAGGAAGCGCAGTCGCCGCAGGAGAAGGCGGGCGCTGCGCAACTCCTGCCGGGTGAACTCACTGCGGGCGTCAGGGGCCTCGTGGTACTCACTCTTGCTCGGGTCGACCCTCATAGGTCATCTTCCTCTCCGTCATCACTTTCGAGGTCTGCTTCTTCGTTGATGTCTGGCATGGACGTGAACGCCGCTGCCGCTGCGCCTGCCGGTAGGTGCATCCCTGCCAGTGTCATCGCACCGAGATCGAGGTCGACTAGGTGTGTCACACTATCAGGTGCGGTGACGACCACGGGTGTCATCATCGTCTGTCCGATTGCGGCGCGGTACTTCACCATCCGCAACTTCCTCTCCTCCAAGCCCGTACCCTCCACTGACACAATGCTATCGGCTACGTCATGGTGCACCGACGATCCACGAGCCTTGCCGGGGGTATTCTCGGTGGAGTGGACGATCACGATGATCGCCTTGGCCCCCACCTCCGTGAGCGCGAACTTGATCAGATCGCGGTAGTGGGCCTGCGTCAGACCGGCGTCGTTCTGGTCGTGTGCGAAGAACGATGCGCTGAACGAGTCAATCATCACGACCTCGACGTTGCTGGCCTGCCATGCCGCCACGATCTGTGCACGCATCGCGGGCACCCCGAGCGGGTTGCCCCGCTTATAGGCGTTGACGACGCTGACCTTGGCCGGGTCGATGTTCGGGAACCCGCTCATCCAGTCGAGCACCATCGCGGCGTCCATGTCGTAGGACATGATCCCGACGCTGCCCATGATCGGCTTCGCCGGTTGGCCCAACCAGTCCTCCCCGGTCATGAGGCTGTTGAACATCTGCAAGCCCAGCGTGGACTTACCGGAGCCGGACGGCCCGAGCATCAGGCACAGGCCGTTGGCCTTGACCACACCTTCGATCAGGTCGAGCGGGGCTGTTGCGGGGTTCGTCTTGTAGTTTGCCAATGTCACCATCTCCAATACAGGGGTGCTATCTGCGTCGAGTTCTTGCTGGAATGTGAGTGCTGCCTCGTGCCTGACTCGAAGCCGCGCGGTCTCGTGTTCAACTTCTGTGTCGTGCTTGATCTTCTTGCGTAGCCTGTGCTCTGCCTCTGCTGCATCGGCTGCCACCTCCCACTCGACTCGCGCGGTTTCTGGAAACTGGATCACATTCGTTCACCTCCCCTCATCTGTTCCTTATCTATCTGGGGCTCAGTCCTTGCCGAACAGCGCCTCCGCTTCGGTGTCGAGATCATCGACAGTCACCCCGGCCCTGCGTAGGGCGCTGTCGATCGTCAGCGACACCTCGTCCTCGGTCAGGCCCAGCATGGTTGCGACATCGAACAACTCGTGCGGGTCGATCCCGTTGTCGATGCACCGGCACACGGCCCAGTGCAGTGCGTTGTTGCGCTCGCCTGACTGACGCTCGGAGAGCCAGCCCTTGAGCGACGCGACCGAGGCCTGTCGTTCGTAGCCCAGCAGTTCGATGGGCTTCTTGGTCAGTTCGTTCATAGGGGCCAGCGACTTGACGATCAGGTCCCACAGCAGAGGCTCGTCCGTGGAGTTGGTCGTCTCGCCCATGTGCTCGTACGCACCCACCGACTTGTCCTCGTCATCGATCCACGAGGGGGGAGCCAGTACGTAGCCACCCTTGGAGCGCACATCGAGCCCGAGCAGGGCGTGGGCCTTGTTGGTGAGCCCCGGAGCGGCCTTGAAGTACAGGTGCCACCCGCCAGAGGGGGTCTTGACGACGTGCTTACAGCCGTTCAGGAGCCCCAGACGGTGCAGGCGGGGCAGATGGACCCTGCCGTCCGCGTCACCCTTAGAATCCACGTCCAGCACGTCCCAGACGATGCCTGTGGGGATGCCGATGGCCGCGTCACCGTGGTTGCGCCACCAGTTCTTGATCCTTTCCCTGTCGAGTGTCGCGTCGTGGAGCCCGTTCTTGGTCATCGGAGCCTTGGCCTTGACGCCTGTCGGGCGGCAGGGGAAGATGGGCTGACCGGACTTGACGAGCGCCTGCGCGGCGCGGTAGTAGGTGTTGGCAGAGGGGGCGCTCACCCTCGTGCTCGATCAGCGAGCAGGACGTTGATCAGTGTGATCAGGTCACCGTTGGTCGGGCCGTACATCGCCGCCGCGCTATCGACCGCCGCTCGTTCTCGCTCGGTGAGGTCTGTGTTTCCAGAAACCTCGTGGACCTGAGACACCCGCTTGTCCTGCAACTCACGCTTCATCTTCTCGCCCATGGGCAGGTAGGCCAGCGGACTCATCAGGTCCATCTCGTGGGGCTCGATGCCCATGAGCGCTGCATTGTTCGCCAGCGCCTCGGCTGCCTTCTGGGACAACGTCGTCTTGCTGCGGGAATCGAGACCGATGGCGCGCATCTTCTTGCGCACGGTGCCGGGTGAGACACCCAGCGCTGTCGCGATGTCGCGGTCGCTCATGAAGTTGGCCGCACCCTCATGTACGAGTCGAGTGAGCACCGCCTCGTAGCCAGAGAAGAACTCACTGCGGGCCTTGCCCCACTTCTCTCGTGCCTCGCGCAGACCTTCAAGCGCGATCACCACGTCGAGTCTCTTCATCAGACCAGTCCTCTCGTAATGACATCGACCGTGACGTGGGCGCTCGGGGCGCATCCGCACGCATTGCACCGAATCTCGTTCATGAGGTCGATCTGATCCTCGTCCTCGAAGACCTCACAGGTCTCACACCACCAGCCGGTGGCGACAGTACGCATCATCTTGTCTTCCTATCTCTAGCCGCGCGCGAACGTGCGGATGTGGTCGAGCAGGGCTTTCTCTAGATCACCCTTGTCCTTGTGCCTATCCAACATGATGTTGCCGATCAGCCCCGGAACGAAGCAGTTCCAGAACGTGACGTGCTTGCCCACCTGACCGTTGCGGTCAAGCCTACCCCGTGACTGCACCCAGTCGTTGCGTCGCTCGGACATAGACGCATAGACCGCGTTCTGTGCCGTGATCAACTCGTTGACCGACACGCTCATGGTGCGCTGCTGAGCCACGAGGATCGTGCGCTTCGGGTTTCTGGAAACGTCACCGAACCGGCGTCGGATGTCGAGCCTGTCGTTGGCCTTGGTCGCCCCAGTGATCAGGTCCACGTTGGTGTTCTTGTCGCGACGGAACAGGTCGGCCAGCATTGCGCACTCGGACTTGAAGTACGCGAACACCACGACTCGCTTCTCACCGGCCAGTTGGGTCTCCACCACCTCGCGCACGGTCTTGCGCATTGTGTCCCCGACGATGTGCACCTCACCGGACTCGGTGTCCTTGAGGAAGCCGCCGTGGATCTGGCGCAACTTCATCAACTTGGCGAGCACGTTGGGGACTTCGAGCAGTTCCCCGCTGTCGAGTTCAGCCGCCAAGTCCTCGGCCATCTCCTTGTACATCTTCGCTTCCTTGGGGCTCAGCGCGAAGTGCACGTCGATGTCTGTCACGGGTGGGAGATCGGGCAGCGCATCCTCCTTGCGCACCACGTGAGAGCGCTCAGCGATGCGGTCGTTCATCTCGTCTGCGTAGTCGTCATTCACACCGACAAGGGCCTTGCCCTTGTGCCCGCCCTTCTCTCCGTACCGCTGCTCGAACCTGCCGATGGGCCACGGGCGGATGCTCGCCTGCTGCGCCTTGGTCATCGTCAGCGGGTTCAGCGTGAACGCCTCGTGGTACTCATCGGAGAACGTCCACGGTGCGAGGAACCGCCACTGCCCGTACACGTCGAGGGGGGAGTTCGGGGCCACGGTCCCGGTCAGAATGATCCGGTGCGCGGACAACTGCCCCAACTGGTACATGACCTTCGACACGTTCGAGGTCGCAGCCTTGATGATGTGGCTCTCGTCCACCACGATCACGTGCGGGGCATACTTGCGCACAGCCCGGAGCACGCGGATGGTGTCGGTGCGCTCCTTGCAGTAGGACGAGAGTGCGCCCGCGCTCATGGACAGGATGGTGACCTTGTTCCCGGCGATCTGCCGGGCCGTGGTGCCCTTGTGGTTGGCCTTGATCCCGGCGTCCGGTACGCCTGCCCAGTCGCGGGCCTTGGCGATCTTGAGCAGGAGGTCTCGCGTCGTGCCCTGCAACATGCGGGCCTTGACGGGTGAGTCCATGAACGGCGGGGCTTGGAAGACCCACGTGTCGGCGGCGGTCAGCGGTGCTACGACCAGCACCCGGACCTCCTTCTGGCGTGCGGCCAGCGTATCGATCCATGCCAGTGTGGTGCCGGTCTTGCCGACACCGGGGTCGTAGAGCAGTGCGCCGATGCCATCAACGGATTCGAGGAACTTCACACCCTCGGCTTGGTGAGACATCAACTTGAACTTCGGCATCTCTATCCTCTCTGTCTATCTCCGTGGTTTCTGGAAACGGTCTGCTCAGGTGAACCAGACGAGCCCCAACTTGATGAGCCCCATCACCATGAGAATGATGATCAACACCCCGACCATGCCCCAGAAGACGTTGGGGCCTTCGGTGCTGCCGTTCTCGATCGGTTCGTTCAGGTCCATGACTCCTACTTTCCGTATCTCTCCATGATCCCGCCAGCCCCTTGAACGGGGAGGTCGGGTGCCCAGTCGGGCGGTACTGCCATGAGTCCTAGCGTGTCCGCGAGCACCTGATCGGCGTGCTTCTCGGGGACCTCCAATACTACCTCGTCGTGCACGTGCAGGACGATGCGTCCGGGCCAGCCAACGGCGGTCTTGACCTCGATCTTCATGATCAGATCGAACAGCACATCGCGGGCTACGGCCTGCGTCACGTTCTCCGTCAACTTGCCACCGTGGGTGTCAGTGCGGATGTGCCCGACACCCACGCCCTTGCCGATGAACGTGCGCCGGTCGACGTAGTCCGGGCGGTCGGCACTGCGGTGCGCCTGAGCGAAGCGGTACCAGATCGAGCGTCCGCTGGGGAGCACGAGTCTGTTGTGCTTGCCGTCGCGCACCATGGCGAGCATCTGGTTGTTCCCGAACCGCGCACCGTTGCCCGTGGTGGCCGCGATGTCCCACGCCTTGGCGCACAGTTTCCAGAAACGTACCGTCATCGGGGACGCCTCGCGGTACAGGTCACGGAGCCTGAGCAGTTCGTCGTAGTCGTGCGCCTCCCGGTTCCATTCCCAGAACTTCCCCGGCATCCCAAGCGCCTTCCACTCGGCGTTCAGTTCCTTGTAGTTGCCGCAGTCGATACCAGCGTCCTCCGCACCCATGGTGACCAGTGCACCCGCACCACCGTTGTAGCCGAGTGCGAGGTTCGAGACCTTGCCTCGGGCTCGCAACTCGCAGGGTAGACAGCCGGGCTTGCCGCACTTGCCGCAGCGTTTCAGATCCTCGATCAACGTGGCCTTGTCGACACCGAACATCGTGGACGCGGTGGCCTCGTATATCTTGCCCTGCCCCTTGGTGAACTCGTCCAGCACCCACTGCTCGCCACACAGCCCGGCCAGCACGCGAGCCTCGATGGCGTTGTAGTCGGGGACCACGAACACATGACCCTTGGCCGGGACGATGGCTGCACGGACGGTGCCCTTGGCTGCCTCGGCCACGCTCACCCCGTTCAGGGCGGCGATGGTGCCCAGCAGGAGTGCCTTGCGGTGCGCGGGCGGGGCCTCATACCGGGGGAGGTTCTGCGGCTGGAAGCCACGACCGGCCTCACGCCCTGTGTGAGCCCCGTAGAAGCGCAGCGAGCCACGGATGCGACCGTCAGCACACCGGGTGTCCAGCATCGCCTTGTGCTTGGTCACGGAGGTCATGGCGGTCATGCCCTTGAGGACGAGGGCTTGTGCCACCTCCTCGGGGATGAACGGATCGTCCATCGCGTCGGCTCGATGGGCCTTGTCGAGCGACACCATCGGGTAGCCCTGCGCATCGAGCCAGCCCTTGAACTGGGGACCGGAATTCGGGTTGTCCAGCCCGGTCATGACCTTGAGTTCGCCCATGACACGGTCGGCCTCGATCTTGACCTGTCGGACGGCTTGGGTACTGAGCCCCTTGAAGTGCCGCACGCCTCGGTCGTTGATCCGTTGGTCGGCCTCGTACTCAGCCTGTATGTCAGCGGGGATGTCGGCTAGTGCACCAGCCACCACGGCCTCGGTGAGCACGTCGCGCTCGCAGTAGGTCTCGTACTTCTTGAAGTCAGTCGCGTGATCGGCGCCGCACCCACAGCCGGTGACCGTGTGGAACTGCCCGAAGATCGGGGACTTCTTGTTCTTCTCGGGGACGGAGAACAACTTGATGAGCCGCTTGCCCTCTGGGTCCTTGGCGATGGGGGATCGTACGGCTCGGGCCACCTCATCGAGGGTGCCGAACACACCGTTGACGTTGGCCTTGACCGCCGAGCAGTGCCAGTTCTCCGGATCGATGAACTCACCGTTCGGCATACCGAGCCACTTGCTCAGGGTCACGCGCTCGAAGTTCGCGTTGAATGCGTGTTTCTGGAAACGGGGATCTTGGATCACCCGCTTGAACTCATCGACCTTGGCTCGGTCATGCCAGATGCCATCGGGGTCGTGCATCCCCGGAGGCGGGAGATCGAGCCGACGCACAGCACCCAACTTGGTTGCCCCACCGGGGTAACGCCAGATGGGGGAGTACGCGACGATGAGCACCTCGAAGTCAGGGTCCTCAGCGTAGCGATAGGAGCCGTACTTGATGTCGGTGCTGGACTTGGTCTCGATGTCGATGCGGAATCCTGCGAACTTCTTAGCCTGCGTGCTCATGTCTCACCTCCTCTATCCATCGTCTGATCGTCAGGTTGTCCGTGAACCACTCACCGATCACGTGGAACTCGGCGAAGCGGGCGTGCGTCTCGTGCTCTAGGAAGCCGCCGCCGATGAGCAGTGCGTGCTTGTGCAAGGGTGCGTGCCAGTCCATCCCCCTTGGGTAGAGGATGTGCTTGCTCCATGCGGGCCGGGCCAGTTCATTGACGCGGCGACGCAGGTTGTCCGTCGTGCCTATCTTGACCCAGACCTGACGCTGCACCACGTACATGTGGGAGTGCACGACAGACAGAGCACCTCCGCACACCTCGCACCGACGCCGGACCATCAGGTGGTCGACATCGAACAGAGTCGGGCCGGGGTCTCTCATTCGTCAGGCAGGTTGTCGTGTCGGTCGAGGAGGTCAGCGCCGACGTGCTCGTAGAGGAACTTGCACTCCTCGCACACGGGCAGGCCGGTCGCCTGCTTGTTTGGCACCCACGTGTAGCCGCACAGGGCAGTGACGGGGAAGCCCTCGACGCGGGCACGCATGACATACGCCTGCGGGGTCTGGTCAGGCTCACCGGGAGGGACCATGACGATGTGCGCCTGCTCGGACTTGGCAGTCTCGTTCAACTCGAACGACTGCTGGTCGATGTCGACCCAGTCCTTGACGATGGTCATGCGCTTCTCCTATCGGTAGTTTCTGGAAACGGTGTTGGATGGGCGGGACTGCGGGAGCAGGTACATCGCGGTTCTCGTCTAAGGCAGGTCGTGGGCCACCTTGGTGTACGCCGCTATGGATGTCCTTCACCACGAGGTAGTCATGACGCGCCCACATTCGCATGGCGTTGACTCCCGCAGTCCAAGTCTCTTGAGTTGTGAAGCCGGTGTTGTGGCACCCGGCCCCTGTCCAAGGGAGGAGGACAGGGGCCGGGGCTCAGGGTGAGTCTAGACCTCAGATGTCATCGAGGTCGTCGTACAGGTCTTCCTCGTCCTCCTCGATCTCGACCTCCTCGACGGGGGCGGGCTTCTTCGCCGCCGCCTTCTTGGCCGGGGCCTTCTTGGCAGCCGCCTTCTTGGCCGGGGCCTTCTTGGCGGGGGCCTCCTCGACCTCCTCCTCCTCGATCTCGTCCTCGAAGCCGTCCTCGTCCAGCCCGAGGTCTTCGTCCTCGTCCAGCATGTCGAACATGGACTCGACGGACGGAGCGGCGTTGCCGAACGACTCGCCATCCGCGATCTTCTGGACGCCGTTGAGACCGACGCCGATCCCGTGGTTGCCCTGCTGGCTGTACGGGTAGAAGGTCACGGCGATCTTGGCCTTGCACCCGCCGTAGACCACGTCGGCGTCCGAGATGGGGTTGCGCAGACGGTCGTAGACGCCGACCGGCTTCTGGCTCCGAGCGTTGATGAAGTAGCAGCCGAGGCGCTCGGGGTACTTCTCGCCCTTGGTCGAGCCGTCCTCGGTGAGGTCACCGGCCTCCTTGTCGCCGTCGCGGAGCGGCGTGCGGACCTTCTTCCAGTTGTCGCCCCACTTGGCCTCACCCACCTCCTTGATGGCCCGGAGGATGGCGCGGATGTCCTCGCGCTGGGTCTTGGGGATGATGAACTGGACTTCGTACGAGTCCGAGCCGTCGTCCTTCTTGGCGACCGTGGACTTGAACAGGTGGGGGAACGAGATGGTGCCGATCCCGGTGGTCAGATCCTTGGTGACGCGGGCCTTGTCAGTCATGTGCTGGTCCTGCTTTCTTGTGAGGTTTCACGAGGTGTCCCGGTTGGGACGGTTGAGGGTTCAATGCGTGCCCAGTTGGGCGTTTCCAGAAACCTATCCGCTATATGACTGGCTTCCGGGGTCCAGTGTAACACACTATGCGAATGGATCATGGTGCATCCCAGCCTGCTCGATCAGGAATGCCTTGAGAGTGGGGCGTGGGTTGGCTAGTGCATACTCCTCCATCTCTGTCTGGTATCCGAGGGCGACAGCCTCGCGGTCGTTGAGCCATACCGTCTCCGCTGCGAACAACAGGTCGCAGATGTGCTCGCGCCACCAGTTGTAGCCGATGCGTCTGCCCCGCTTGTCGCGTCGTACCGGACGGTCAGGCATCGAACTCCTCCAACATGGCGTCAATGTCGGCACCGGCTGTGGGCTGCCATCCTACGGAGGGGCTCAGTGAGTGAGCACGCTTCGGTGCTACGGCTAGCACCGGCTCAGGCTCGGGCTCAGTCTCCTGAACTACCCACTTGGTCTGCCTTCGCCAGTTGCCCCACGTGGATGTATCCATGATGTCAAGCGGCTTGGGTTCAGGTGGCGGGGGTGGTTGGTATACATGTCGTGGCGGCTTGGGCTTGCGTCGCTTGCGCTTCTTGGGCTTGGGTGGTGCTACGACAGCCACCACCTCCACGTCATACTGGTCGTAGCCCTTGCCCCGGTAGACGTACGGCTTGAAACGTGAGTGGTCATCCAGCGTGGCCGCTGCCAGAGCCATACCGCCCACCGAGCCCCGGTGGACCGGCATGTCGAGGAGAGCGTGAGCACTCCGTGGGGCGAGGGGTGGGAACTTCGGTTCTGGGGCTAGTCGCCTCACGGTTTCTCCTTCCTGTCGGTTGCTCCTGTCAGTCGTCCAGATCGAACTCGGAGAGTAGGTCGTCCCACTCGTCCTCGGGTACGGCGGGGGTTCCCCGCTCGAACTGCTCCTCGGGTGTGAGCCCCAACCGAGGGGGCAGTATCACCTCAGCGGTGCACTCCTCGCAGAGCGTGGCACTGTCGTCGGCATCCAGTTCAAGACCACAGCCCTCGCAATCGTGGAGCCCCGACACTTCCTCCTCGGGCTCAGCCTCCTGTTTCTGGAAACCCCGAGCCGGTGTGCCGCACTCCTCACCCGTGGCCCAGCCCTTCTCGTCCACGTGGGTGTAGTGCAGGTCGCCGTCCACATCGAACGGCCATGCCAGACACTCCACGATGGGACGGCCACAGCCACCACACTCGAACTCCTCGCCGTAGTGGCAGGCACACGGGCAGGGGGTGAACACCTTCTTGGGGTTGGCTCTGCTGCCTCCCCCGTTGCGGGCACACCTGTCGTGGCTGGACTGCGGATCGCTGGTCACCGGGAACGAACAGTGCCCCGATGGGATGAGCGCGCCGATGGGCTCGGCTACTACCTGTGTCTCAGTCATGGTCGGTATGTCCTCTCCATGAAGTGCGAGTAGTCCTTGAACAGCACATCGGTGCCCCTTGGGCTGCGAGTGATGTTGGACAGGATCACCTTGGCCACGACCACCCCGTCATCGTTCACGAGGTCCAGCGAGGCCCCCGGCTTGGCAATCAACCGGGCGTGGTTGGGTGTGGTCGGCGCTGCCCTCCCGAACCGGAGGATCATCGCTATGACGATCGTGGCGGGGATCACCACGCACACGACCGCGATCACTAGGTACGTCATGACTGGGGCTCCCGCTTCAACTCGTTGCGACGCCTGAGGTTGGCCTTGTTCGCGTCGCCTGCCCCATAGGTCTCCTCCTCCTCGTGGGTCATGACGAACAACGCCAGTCTCAACCGACGGGCCTCGTCATCCAGAGCCGTCACCTTGAGTTGCTTGCGGCGGTACTGCTGTTCGTAGTCACGCGCGTCAGCCTCGGCGTCGTTCTGCCTGCGCAGCACGACGTCCAGTTCTTCCTCCATGCGCTCGGTCAGGTTCTTCTCGCTCATGCTTCCTCCTCGATGTCGAACATGGCCTCGGGCGGCTTGCCCTCCCAAGTCTTGCGGCGGTCACCCTCGGGTGCGATGACCGGGACCTTGTCGGGCTTGATGACCAGCGACTCGATCTGCGGGTAGACCTCCTTGCCCAGCACCTTCTCTGCCACGGTGGGACTGACCAGCGTGGGGTTGGTCCACAACTGGGTTAGCGTCTCGTCAGGCAGGGCAACACGCCCCTCCTCCACGGTGAGGGCGGGATCGAGTCGGTTGATGGCGTCACCCTTCCACGTACGACGCGGGGTGTAGTTGACCAACTGGTAGCCGGGCACGGACCCGCCCCGGTGCAGTCGGCGCTGCGCCTCGGCCTTGAGGTCCTTGTAGATGCTGTGCAGACCAGCGACCATGGTGAGCAGTTCGCCCAACTTGTCGTCCGGCAGTAGCGTGGTTTCTGGAAACGCACCCGGACCATCGGTGAACTCGGCGTCCACGATGGTGTCGAACAGACCCGCCGCCGACTCCACCCGCTGCTCAGTCAGTGCAGGGCACGAGCCACGAGCCGGGCACCACTGGCAGGCCAACTCACTCGGCTCGAAGGTGGCCCCCTCGTGTTGCCCGTACAGAGCCTTGGTCAGGGCCGGGGCCAGCACCTCGTCCCGCCACGTGAGCAGGTCGTCGATGGTCTCGGTCCACGTCTTGATGCCACCGAGCCGGGGCTGGATGATGTGGTAGACCACGTCCTCCACCCACATTGGAAGTTCGCCGGTCTCCTCGTCAGCCAGCAGTTCCAGCATGGCGAGCGCGTAGAGGCGGATCTGTGGGTTCTCATCCACGTCCACATCCTTGCCCTCGCCGTACTTGAGGTCGCCCACCACGAGCGACTTGGTCTCGGGGGTGCCGCCCTTGACGGGCAGACCCACGAAGTCAGCCGATCCACGCACGACGTAGACCTCACCCTCGTGCATGTCGGTGAGCGGGATGCCCGCCTCGCCACGTGACTCGATCAGGATGTGATCGTTGCCCCGCTCCTGTGCGTAGGACTTCACGAGGTCGACGTACTCCGCGACGTACTCTGCCATCTCGTCGTCGTACGCCTCACCCTCATCCTCGGGCAGGACGGACAACTCCATGAGCGTGTACTCGACCTCCTCGGCTGAGACACGACCTAGCACCATGTTCGCCTCGACCTCGCCCACCGCGTGAGCCGTGGTCCCTTGCCGCGCAGCCGTGGTGCCGGATGCGAACGCCCGCTGCTGGTTGGGCGAGAGGGTTTCCAGAAACTCCCGGCTCAGGCTCAGGCTCATGGTGCAGTTCATCCAGCGCTCGGCACCGGACGGGCCAGCACCAGCGTGGTTGTCAAAGACGTAGTCCTTGACACCGGGGATACCGAGGAACAGCGGAGGCGGGGTGGCTTCCTCACGGGCAGCCGCCATCTCCGCGAACATCTGCTCGGGGTCGAGCACGTCGCTGTCCACACCGGCATCATGCAACACCTCCTCGACCACGGCAACGGGAGCGCCATCGAGTTCGGTCAGCAGTCGCTCGATCTCGTCCGGGTGGTCAGCCTCGAAGCCTGCGTCCTCCCGCTCGTCGTACCCCTGCGGGACGAACGAGTGCGGCGGGTCAACCCTGTCGTGGGCCGACTCCTCGGTTCCGCACTTGCACGCGGGGTCGTCGTAGACCACACCGTCAGGCAGTTCCTCCTCATCGAGGATGTCAAACATGGACTCACCCATCGGCTCGAAGGGGTTGGCGTAGTCCTCCTCGTCGGCCATGATGTCGAGGTCGTTGCGAACTTCAGGCTCCGCCTCGATGCGCTCGGTGTCGTCAGCGTCGTCGGGCTCGGGGCGCTCCTCTGCCTCACGAGCCAGCCGCTCCTCGCACACCATGTCGATGAGGTCGGGCCACGAGACCTGAGCCCATGCCTCGGGGTCGGACTCGTAGCCGTGCGTGTTCACGAGTTCCTTGATCAGGTTCTTCTTGCTCATGCCACCGGGCGCGGTGGGGTGAGCGTCGGGGTAAGCCGGATTCTGGCTGGTCATGTTGGACCTGTCCTGTCTGTGTTGGAACGGAAGCGTCACACCTCATAGTGTAACACGGTATGTGCTAGTCGTCCTGCCCGTTCAGGTTGTGCCCGACACACGGGCCGAACCCTTGAGCCACACTGGCAGCACAGGCCAGCATGACCATGAACCCCTCGACATCGGCAGTGAACCCCCCGCATCCGCCAGCCGCCAGCACACGCCCGACGAACAGCCGCTGCTTGACGGTCGGCCCCTTGAGCAGGGCCTTCTCGACGGACTTGCCGTAGGTCTCGGGTGCCTTCACCTCGTTAGCGATGAACACACCATCGAGCACGCACAGCAGGTCGGACACACCGGCCTCCCCGAACTGCGAGCCGTGGTACTTCACGGTCACGAGCCGGTCGCCGTACTTGTCACGGCCAGCGTCGCGCTGCTTCTTGATCAGTTTGGTCTCGGGTCCTTCGCGTCCCACTACAGATCATCCTCCTCGAAGCATTCAGGGAGAGGCTTGTCCTGCTCCCACTTGGGTCCGGTCTTCCTTCCGGGGTTTCCAGAAACGGTGCTACGCCTAGCACGGCGTACAGCCCAGCCGATGATCAGGAAGATCACAGCCCATTCGATCAGACCGATGACCACCGGGCCGGTGAGCCCCTCCATGTCACTCGTGCCACGGGCCGAAGTGACCAGACAGGACCATGTTGATTGCGACCGCCGTCTCGGAGTAGGTCTCCACGTTGACACCACGGGTGTACTCGTAGAAGGTCTCCGGGTCGCAGAGCGTCATGCTGATCGGCTCCCAGATGGCACCGTCCGACAGCACCACCCAAGCATGCCCGATAGCCACGGGCTCCGGTCCCTGCCACATGCCGTGGACCAGAGTGACCGGGGTCGGGAGACCCAGATACTCGATCTGCTCAGCCTTGTCCGGCCAGTCGGTGAATGCCCAAGCCGCGAGTTCGTAGCAGTGGGTCAGTCGTTCCCTGAGTACCGGCTTGTCGTCGGCCCCTGCATAGTCGAAGACGCACCGAGCACCCATCGAGAGCAGTACGTCGTTCATCACAGCACCCACTCCGCGAGGGAGAACGAGATGATTGCCACGATCAGCGCCACGAAGGCGAGACCACAGCACCACAGTGCTACTACCTCCCAGTCGACGCGCTGCCAGATCGTCGGCTTGGGCAGTCCGCCGTATCCCCGTCGAATCTCTCGCCGCTTGAGTGTGATCTTGAGACGGCGCGGCACCCAGCGCCACCACCACGGGCGAGGCTTGAACCGGGCCCCACCCGTGAGCAAGGCGAGCAGGTTGGGGTCGACATCAGACAGGCACATGTCCAGTGTGTACGTGTTCCTGATTCTGTCCCACCCCTCGATGACTAGATCCTCGTCAGGGTCCGGGTGGATGTTCAGCGACACGGCGGTGCTGTCGAGCGTCAGCCCTTCCCCGATGGGGTTGCCCTGCTCATCGAGTCGCCACACGGTGATCCCGTTTCCAGAAACCGTGATCTTCGGTTCGTCAGTCATGTTGCTTCGGTCCCTTCTCCTTCTGAATCCACGGAAGCCTCACGGATGTGAAACCTCGGGCGATGCTGGCAGAGGCATAACCCCACTCGATCACACCCGCGTCGGCCAGTGCCGTGAGCAGGGTGGTGTACTTCTCGTTTGTGATCCCCTCAGGCACGTCCACGTACAGGTGGAAGTGGCCGGGGGTGGTGCTCGGCATCAGCCACGCGGGGTGGTCGATGTCCAGCACCAGTGCGTGACGTGCCTGTCCGTCTGGCGCGGTACTGTGCTGGCTCGTCACCACGTTGGCGTCTTGCAGGTCAGTGACGAATGCTCGGTCACCCGGTCGGTTATCATCCTTGGTCTGGCTGTCATCGTTGCCCCAGTCGAGCACGCGATACAGCCGCAACTTCAACGTGATCAGTTCGAGGAACTGCGAGCCGTAGGTGGAACTGCCAAGTCGCTGCTTGGTGATCATGGCTCGCACCTCCCACTCGGCAGAGCGTGGCCCGCGCACCACGTGTCATCGCAGTAGTACCAGCCCTCGTCGTAGTCCATGTCCTCGTCCTCGAACACAGTGGCCTCGTCCAACTCGGTGTCCTCGCCGTCGAGGTCCGCCCCGTGCTGTGCCTTGAGGTTCGCGTCGTAGTCCCTCATCACACACTCGCCTTGATGCGGTTCTCGCGCTCGGGTGCGTCGTACACCAGCACGAGGTTGCGGTACCTGAGCATGTGCTCCCACGTCTTGCCGTTGCCCCCGCCAGTGGAGTGCCACAGCCTGTCATCGAACCTGCGCTGCCACGCCTGACCGAAGGGGCCGTTGATCAGCACGATACTGCCGGGGTGCGGCTCGAACAGTTCAGCGGTGGGGAGTATGCATCGGGCTCGGTCGTCGGTCATGGGGATCAGGCGGCTGTTCATGGTGGTCATCTCTTGTCTCTCGTCTCTGTGTGGTGGGGTGTGACGGGGATGCGGGTCGAAGACACCCCCGCCACACGTTCAGGTGGGGTCGGGCAGGCTCCGAAGAACCCGCTCGACCAGTTCGGGCTGATCGGTTTGGAAGCCGAGCAACAGGGCCGTCATGTCCAGCACTGCTTTGTTGTGCGCCCGCTTCTGGTCATTGCCCCCGTCCGTCAGCATGTCGGCTGCCAGATACAGCAGGCCCGTCGCCGGGATCGTGGTAGCCACAGCCCGGAGCAGGATCGCGAAGTCGCTGATCCTCGCGGGCTCCGGGTTTCCAGAAACTGCGCCGCTCATAGCAGTGCCCTCGCCGCTTCGTCCCACACCTGCTCGGGGTGCTTCGCGTTGTAGCGCAGCACCTTGGAGGTACCCCGCTGGATCACGCAACCCCGCAGGATCTCGGGGAGGTTCGAGCCCCGGTCGGTGTAGTCGTGCGGTGCGACCGTGACCATGTTGACCCCGGCTGCCATCGCCTGACTGATCCTCGGACCCGAGTGCCGGGCGCCGAACAACTGCCAGTCGGTGAACTGCACCAGCAGGCGGTGCTCCGGTCGCTCCCCGATGTCGAAGAAGCCGGGCATCTGCTCCTCCACCAGATCGAGGGCCTCGGCCATGGCGCTCGTGCCCTCGGCGCACGGCACCTCGCGGATACCGGGGAGCGTCTGCCCGTTCTTCTGGATCACCCGAGCGTCGTTGCCCCAGTGGATCAGCGTCGACTCCAACTGCTGGCCTCGACCCGCGAAGTTGCGCAGGTCCAGAGCCGCGCTCGCCAGCGCCCAAGACAGCAGGGCACTCGGCTTCTGCAACTCGTTCATCGAGGACGACACATCCACGAGGATGGCGACCTTGACCGGAGGACTGGACTCGACCTCGCGGCGGGTGCGCTTGAAGAACCTCGGCTCACGTGTTCCGCCGTCTGCCTTCCACGCGGCCAGCGCAGCGGCATCGACCGTCGCGCTCGGTGACTCGGACAGGGACACCACGCTCGTCTCCGTGGGGGAGATGAGGTCGCGAAGGAATCGCTCGGCACCCTTCTGGATGTTGCGCTCCTCCTTGGTCGGGGCACGCCAGCCGCCACCCCTGTTGCCCTCGCCGCCAGCACCACCGGACAGGCCACCCGTCTCCATCGGGGGAGTCTTGGCCTCCTCGTCCTTGGCCTCACCCTTGGCGTCGAACTTGGACCGGGCCTCCATCTCAGCCAGTTCCGCAGCCAGTTCCTCATCAGCCTCGGAGGGCTCGGTGCTATCGCTAGCACCGTCCTCATCCTCGCCCCCCTCGCTGTCCTCAGAGCCGTCTCCCGGCTCCTCGTCCTCGGGCTGGCCCTCTGCCCCACCGGACTCCTGCTCGGCGCTCTCGCCCCCCTCCTCGCCAGCCTCAGCCTCTGCGTCGAGGGTGCACTCATCGAACTCACACCCGGAGTTGGGCTGGGGCATGTCGTCGGCATCGGTTTCTGGAAACAGCAGGGCCAGCACGTCGCGAGCGTGGTCGATCATGGTTGACCCCTTGTCATCCTCGCACCGGAGCATGGCGATGAGCAGGTCCATGACGTGCTTGGTGTCGGCGTGTGCGTCACCGAGGACTCCGAGACCACCATCGTCCCGTTCAGACATGTGCTTCACCAGCGTCATGTGAAGCAGGGTCGTGAAGTCCTGCACCCAGTCACGCGGGGTGTGGCTGTTGTCGTGTGCGAACACCGCGATCTGTCGCCCGGCTCGCAGTGCCCACGAGGTGATCAGGTCCATGATCTTCTGGTTGGCATCGGTGATGGTGAGCACCGTGGTCGGGATCAGGTGGGCCGCGCTCGCACGCATGGTCCAGTCCAGCCCAGCCGCGCCGATCTTCGCAGCGTCGCGAGCCTGCAACCCCTCGATGCGCGGCTCCTCCATCATCCGGGCCAGTGCGATGATCGCCTTGGTCGGCACGGCCCCGTCGCTGTGACGGGCGGGCGTGACCCTCGCCTGCTCGGCGGTGCGGGGCAGCCAGTGCGAGTGCCGTGCGTGGCCCGCCTCGTGCAACATGCACCCGGTGAGCACCGCCTCCTGCCGCAGCCGGAACGGGGTCACCGTGTTGAGCACCCGGTGCGGGTTGAGGATCAGCGACTCGTGGAACGTGAAGGTCCGGGTCGTGTGGTCCACGTCCGCGAACGGGCTGGCGCTGGGGGTGCCGAACACCAGCGTGGCGTCGGACCAGCCACTCCACTCGCGGATCTTCTTGTTCAGTGCTCGGATCGCGTCACCGGAAATCTGCACTGGCTGTACCTCGACAGGCGCGGGCTTCTCAGGTGCAGCCGGGGTGGTGCTAGGCGTAGCACCGGCTGCCTTGGTGGACGGGGTGCCGAGTGCGTTGGAGACATCTTGCTTGAGACCCATGGCGAGCCTCCTCTCTGTTGGATGGAGTGGTGCTACTGGTTTCTGGAAACCTCGGTCTGTCTGAGGATCGCGGCGATCTGAACGATCGCGTTGTAGTCGTCGCCAAAGTCGTCATCGAACAAGGCCCTCATCCGCTCGATGCTCTGCTCGAAGGTGAGCGGTGCGGGTGGGGGCTCGACCTCGAAGTAGATGGTGTCCGGGAACAGGGTCGCGGACTTGGCTACGTGCTCGGCTGTCCACACATCCACGCTGTCACCCATCTGATCGATGCAGAGCACACCGTTCTCGTCGGTCGCGGCGTAGTAGAACGTCATCAGATGTTCCTCTCCCATGAGTGATCAACGATCCGATAGCGGCCTTTGTCCACGATGACCTTGGCCCTCTTGTACCCGTGCAACCTGTTGATGGAGGTGGCGTAGCCCAGAGCGGGGATGAGATACCTGTAATGCATCACGACACCACCAGTCGACCGTCGTCACGGATGACACCGCCGATGTAGGCGATGACCTGATCCCGAACCTGCTTGCGCTGGGACTCGGGGCAGTGCTCGGGCAGGAACGCGGACACAGCCTGAGCCGCGTCGACACCCAGCCAGTAGTCAGCCAGCCGCATCTCACGGATGGCCGGACGCCACAGGCCAGCGGTACCCAGCGCCTCCCACGCAGCGACCACCGACTCATCGATGGACAGGTCACGCAGCATCGCCGCGCTCGTCTCGATGGTCAGCGTGGTCGACGCACACCGCGAGGCCACCGGCTCGGGCAGGCTGGCACCACGGACCATCGGGTTCGAGGACAGGATCAGCCGGAAGTTCGGGTGGATCTCCAAGGCCGAGCCATCCACATTCCCCTCGGGCAGGAACCTGCGACCGTCAGCGAGCGGGTAGATCAGCGGCTTGACACCGTCGACCAGCAGCATCGCCTCGTCCAAGTACAGCCAGTGCCCGTGCTTGGCGGCGTACGGGATGGGGCCGAGCGTGTACGGGGTGCCGTCATCGCCGCGCCCCTCGCCCATGAACCGGAGGAACAGAGCGTCCTTCGTGTGGTCCGGGGTGCAGACCACGGTCGTGACCTCGGCCTCGGCGTGCGTGGCACCCGCCTCGACCAGTGCGGTCTTGCCAGTGCCGGGGTCACCGAGCAGGAGGACGGCGCCGACCATGTTGCGCGGCGCTGCCATCCATGCGACGACGGTCTCCACGTCGGTGTCGTAGTCACCGATGCCGGACCGGGACAGGTACATGTTGCCCATGTCCGGGGAGAAGGACTTGCACGTCTTGGTCTCCCCGTGCACGCCCCTGTGACCAGTGGTCTTGCCCTTGTGGCAGGTACCGAGCGTCTCTGCCCCCTTGAAACGGGGGAACAGCCAGCGCTCGATGTCGGTGGTGTTGGCCTCCTCCCACTCACCGTTGCCGCCGTTGCTATCGATG